GGTGTTGACGCCGACAGCCCTCACCATGCCCTTCGTCTTCAGGTCTGACAGGCAGCGGAACATCTCGTCATTGAGGAGGTCAGGCTTGAAGCCGTGCAACTGGAACACGTCTATGTAATCGCATTTCAGATTCTCGATCGATTTCTTGCAGGTGCGAAACAGCGCATCAGGCGAAAAATCAGAGTGATACAGGTCGTCATCGGCAACAGTCGGCGCGTAACCCACATTGCTGCCTGCCTTCGTTGACACGACAATCGAGTCCCGCGGAGCGATCCTCAGTATTTGCTCAATCGCGCGGCCGAGCCGTGGCTCAGCGTTGAAATTCGAATAGTTGCTGCCGGTGTCGAAAAAGTTTACGCCGTGCTCGAACGCGGTCGTGATTATCTCAATGGCTTTGCCGTCGGGAAAGCGCTTGTCACCCCAAAACCCGGAACAGCCCAGACCGATTTCGGAGACTTTGATGCCGGTCTTGCCAAGTTCTCTGTACTTCATGAGGCTCCCTCTAATGAAGCGACTTCTAGCACAGATGCCGCAACTGGCAAGCGAAGGGCGGCACAAATAATTCGCGACATCGGAATACTTTGACAGATGTGACTGGCTCAATACACTCAGATTGCCGACGCGCGTCTATGAGCTGCAAAACCCAGGCCCCGCCATCGAGCGGGCCTTTTGCTTTGTCGGTTCGAGAAATCCGCTCCGAAGGCGAACACTGGCGCCGCTCTTCAAACCTGCCTCATGTGCTCGGCGATCTTGTGCAGCGTCTCCTGGATATCGGTCTGGCGCTTGTCGGCGATCGTATCGGCCGAGGCTGCGATCTTCTCCACCGCCACCGCGATCCGCTCGAGACACCGCAACGTCTGTTCGGCATGGCGCGCGTCATGAAACTGCACGTCCTTGGTGATCGCATGGTCCGGAGCCTGGCGCTTGGTGCGCACATATTGGCCAATGGCGGCGAGACCGAAGAGAGCGCCGGTCAGCACCGTCATGAGGAACTCAGGGGTTATCTGGTCCATTCGACGCTGCCCTTTTGTAGTGGTTGTCAATGATGGCGGCGTCGGTGATCGCCCGGATCACGTTGTAGGCATCGAGCATCAGCAGGACCGGATAGACGGCCATGCCCGTTCCCCATATCTCGGCCTGCGCGAAGCCGAGAGTGATCTGGAACCAGAAGAAGCAGGAGATGAACGCGCCGGCGGCCCGCAAGTGCGGCGTCCTGCGCCAGGCGCCGTTGATCATCAGCACCAGCAGACGGCCGGTGCCTGCGAGAAAGCACACCAGCGCCAATGTCTCCTGGTCCATGATGGCTTTGAGCGGCGCGTAATTGGCATTGGCCTGAAACAGCTCGGGACTGGCCGACAGCACGATCGACCAGTTGAGCAGCATCAGCGCCAGAGCCCATTCCGAAGCCCGCACGGCGAAGGTCTGCCGGAACGACCGGGAGATGTGCAGGAAGTCCATCATTGCGCGATTCCCCCTCGCAACTCGTCATACCAGCCGGCGCATTCGCGGATCTGGCCGTTGGCGCGCGATAGGGCCCGGTCGGTCTTCACCAGCGCCGCGTCGAGCCTGTCGCCCTGAGCCACGCCGGACCGGTGCGTCGCTCGGCAGCCGTCGGGATAGGCGGGCAACGCCTTTCCGATCGCGCGCTCCTGGTCGGCCACGGCCAGCGCCGCGGGCACCTGGGCGGCGCTCGCCTCGGCGCGGGCCAGGCGCTCGAACCTATTTGGATCGCAGCCGGCCAAGAACATCAGCGTCAACAGCGCAATCACCAGCAACAGGGCGCGAAAGCAGATCTGCCAGGTCGTCATTGAGGATCTCGTTTTCTGTCTGGATGGCGGCCAGGCGGGCCGCGAGGTTGATCCGGGCCGTGGCCTCCACCACCCGCCGCCGATCAGCCTCACGGGCAGCTTCAGTGGAACGGGCGGCAATCCAGGCCTGGGCGTCGAGCTGCGTCTCGAGCGCCGCGATTTCGGCGCCGGCGACCATCTCCTTGACGCGCTCGTTGACGGCCTGGCGGATGCTGCTCGACTTGTCGAACTGCACCCACGCCAGCGCGCCGAGGAGGATGATCACCGGAATCGGGATGGTGAAGCCGAGGATGCGCAGTGCGCCCTTCACCAGCGGTGTGGCGAGAAGCGCGCTCATGGCTGCGGCCCCTCTTCTTCATAGGCATTTGCGCCCATCGCCTGCATCACGTTCTTGTCGTCCCAGGTGGCGCTGAACACATAGGCGCCGATCACCGAGCCGGCGAGGAAGAAGCAGGCATTGGCGATCGCCGCGGCAAGGTTGCTGTCCTCGCCGCGCCAGATGAGCCAGATCACCATGCCGGCGCAGAACAGCAGGGTGCCGTGCACGATGCGGCGGCGGGCTTTCCAAGGCGGGCGGTTCATCACAGCCTCGCCGCCTGGACATGCATCCAGTCGAAATCGCGCGCGCGACCGAGCGACACCCAGCCCTCGCGTGCCCAGGCATGCCAGAATGGCAGGGCGTCGGGATGCGACAGGCGCGCTTGCGGGCGTTTCCAGCGGAGCTGATTGCGCTCCGGATCGAAGTCGATGGCAATGCCGTAGGCGTGCATCGAAAAGCGCGATCCGCCGCGCATGCGCCGCACATTGAGCGAGCCGCCGAACAGGTCGAGACCGAGGTCGCGGCGTTCCTTGTCCGAATAGGTCTCTGCAATCTCGGCGAAGGCCCGGCCGGCGCTGTCGATCACCCTGGTGTGCAGCGTGATGCGAGTCACGGTCTGGCTCTTGTCCCAAGCCAGCTTCATCGGGAACGGAAGCTCGAGCCGCCCCTGCGACGTGCCGACCGGCCCGTAGAACCCCGCCACATCATCCTGGTGCGGCCACAGGAGGCCGCCGGCAGGAATGCCAGCCCCGGCGCTCGCCGGACGCTCCTGCTGGCCGGGTGCGTTGCTGGAGCTGCGCCGCAGCGCCTCCTCGGTCAAAGGGTCAACCTGGCCGGAAACGGGCAGGCCCTTGCCCCGCTGGAACGCCCTGAGCGCGGCGAGGGTCAGGTCGCCAATATCTCCATCGATCGGCCCGCAGGCATAGCCGTGCGCCGTCAGCCGGCTTTGCAGCCACTGTTCAAATGTCATGGTGATGTCCTTATGTTTTGATCCGCGCCAACCAGGCGTCGAGTGCAACCTGTCTTTTAAACGCCGTTGAGAAAGCCGACCCAGTTGCTGCCATCGCCCTGGTTGATATAGAGCGAACTTCCCGCACCCGCGCCGGCCACAGTCCTGCGAACCATCGAGCCTGCCCGCGCCGCGAAGGAAGGCCCGTCCGTAACCTCCACGTCATTAACCGCCAGTTCCGATGTCGAACTCACCGGCACAACCGGAACATAAGTGGCGTTTCCGCCCACCACGTCTTTCATTCCGGAAAGGGCATTTCGCGAACAGCTACCGTTCCCCGCGTCAAACTCTTTCAGGCCCACCAGAGTGATGTTTGTTCCCAAGCCCCCCGCGCATCTTGGCATGACTTGACTGACCCAGTTGTCGTTGCCATCAACCAGGGCCACCGCAATTTGCGTATCTGCAGATCCGGCGTTGAAGGCGACTTCATAGTTGACCCGTGCGACCTGACCGCCGTTCATGCGCCCCATATATACGCCGAAAGCGCCGGCTCCGCCTGTGTTGCGAACATTGATGTTGTCGATCTGCGGGCAAGTGCAGGCCGCGCCAGTCATTTCAACCGCGCCGCTTCCGTTCTTGATCTGGCCTTCAAAATTGACGTTGCAAATCTTCAGATGGCTATAGGCGACGGTCGCGTTAACACGAACCGCACGCGCCTGTCCGCTCATCACCGCCATAGTGACGCCATCAACGATGTTGCCATTCATCGCCGTGCTGGTCACGTTGATCAGATCCACGCCGATGACAGTCTGTCCGCTGATGCTGTCGCCGTGCCCCCGGATCGTGATGCCGCGAACTTGACAGTTGACCGGATCTCGCATCGAGACGGTAGCCGCGCAATCGCGTTCATCTGGCGAGACGGTTTCCTCGGTGTAATGCGTGATGTTTGAAACGATGTTGTTCGGCCCTGAGCAAGCAATCGGCCCATGACAGCGATGATAGGTGTTGCCGGTGATCAGGGCGCCCCCCGTATAGTTCGAATATTCACCGTGGTCCCACATACCCTCGTATGTATTTCCAGAAGAGATAAAAGAGCGGGTATTCGCTGGTCCGCTGCCATAGTTGGCAACACAAAGGCCAGTCGTGCAGTTGCGGATTTTGTTTCCCAGAACCTGAAAATTCCCAAGCGAGGCAGCGCTTCCGGCGTCCAGGAAGATGCCGAAATGAAAAGTAGTAATCAACGGAAACGTGGGGCGCGGTTGGTTGCCGTTGATGTCGCAGCCCTGGATAAGCACATTGGTGATATCCTTGCAGCCAATGCCGATCCGCCGGATGTTCAACATCTTCACGCCGATGGCGGTGAAGGTCTCGCCAGTCACCCAGATAACCCCATAGGCCGGCGTTCCCGAGCCCGTTGCCGGGTCCCATTCTTCCGGTCCGATGAAATTTCCGCCGCTCACCTTGTGACGGGCGCCCGTGATCTTGAGCGCCATGTAATCGGCAGTGTCATGGTTGATCACCGCATCGTGGTGGATGTCCGTATGCACGCCATCCGCCGAACAGGTCGGGGCCGTCAGAAGATTCCACAGTCCATCGCCGACCGTGAGCGTTCCGCCACCCACGGCGGCAAGGTAATCATAGGCCATCTGCCAGGCGGCATAATGATCCGACGCGCCGGAGTAGCCGCCGCATTCCTCGAGCGAGACAATGCGCCCTTCCTTGGCATACCAGGTGCTGTTCGCGTTCTGGAATTTGAGCGCGTGAGAAGGTTCCGAAGCCTGCTTACGATAGTTGCCGCCGGATCCGGCAATGTAATTTGTATCGCGGTAGCCGATATCGTAGTATTCCGGGTCGACGTCAGGATTGTCGGCAATTGCCGCCGCGATCGTGGCAACCTTCAGTTGATCGCGGACCTCTCCAGTCGTTTGAGCCTTGAAGACAGCCGTTCCCGCCGCGCCGCCGCCGAGGTTGCCGAGCGCCTCGTCCGCGTCGTCGAGGTCTGCAAGATTGCTCGCAATGGCCAGTTTTCCACTCAGCGCGGCCAGCATGGTTGCCGCAAAATTTTCATCATCGCCCAGCGCCGCCGCCAGCTCGTTCAGTGTGTCGAGCGCGGCCGGCGCGCTGTCCGTCAGCATGGCTATGATCGAGTCGGCAATCTGCTGGGCGGTAACCTTCTTCGCCTCTCCGTCCCGTGACGCCGGAAACAGATCTGCCATCTCGATGCTTCCGACCGGCGGCAGTTCGTTGATTTCAATGTCCATGATCAGTCCTCAAGCAAAGGCGGTGATTTCGAGTGCGCCTGTCAATCCGACAGGAGCCGTAGGAGCGGTTTCGTTCCAGTTGGATGTCACCGTGGCGCCGGCTGAATACCGCGTGACCGCTCTTGCCGAGATGTTGTTGGAAAATTCCAGGGCGCCATAATTTCCCGTTGCGGTCGTGGACACGTGTCCGTGGAACGTGGCAACCGGCGTCCTCGACCAGTTCAGCGTTTCACTCCCTGTGAACGATGATGCCCACAGTGGATCAAGCGCCGACGCCGCCCCGCTCTTCACCGCGGACACGATCAATCTGTTTGAGTTGACCAGATTCGTTATCGTGGCGATGTTGCTCGCGTTGGTCGCAACCCGCGCCACCAGCATGTCGTCATAGGTGCTGTCGAAAAGGGTGTCGGTTTCGGCAAGACCGGCCGGATTGTAGCTGCCGTCTGCCAGGTCCTTGAGGAGGAACCCGTCGGTCGGATTCCACCGCAAATGATAGGTCTTGTTGGAGAGCGTCGTGAAGGTCCTGTCGTCCTCGATATAGCTGCTGGTTGAAACGGGATAGATGCCGCGATGCTGGAAGTTGACCGACGTCGGCACCTGTACCGTGCCGGCCGCGGGGCTGGTGACGATCATCTTTCCGTCGGCGCTCAGGATCTCCGGGAAGATCGGCAGTCGCGCCCGCGCCTGGCTCACCAGCAGAAACTGCGACGTGTCGCCGCCGCCGGTCGCCGCCGCTATGGCTGCCTCGATGGCCTTGCGCAACTGCTGCAGGTCGGTGTTCGACGGAGCCGCTGGACCAAAAAATTCGATGACATGATCGATCTCGCGCTGCGGATACTCGATGGCGCCGGCCGGCACGACCGAACCCTTCGTGCCTGCGCTGCGGTTGCCGTCCACATAGGCCGTGCCGGCGGCTTCGCCGGCGGGTGGAACATATTTCATGGGTTTCTCCGTTGGTTCAAAGCGATGAGGCGAACAGCCGCATGATCAGCGGGTGGCCATTTTCGGTCACGATTCGCGCCCCGGTTTCCGTCACTAGGAACGACGCAATCGGCTGCTCCGCGTAGTTGAAGATGACCGTGGTCCAGCCCGGCGAGATCCGCCGGATCTCGCACTCGAGCACGTCGTGGTCGAAACCCAGCAGCCGGTCTATGCCGGCTTCCCCGATGCCCGTCTCGAACTGCGTAAAAGGAGCATAGCGCACCAGCACCACCCATTGCCGTTCCAGCCCGGCAGCGGACAATTCTCCAAGCCCCAGGCATGTGCTTTCGCCGGCAAGGAACGCGTCGGGCTCCTCGATCGCCACCACATAGCCGAGCCGCGCCGCGAGCCGGATCACGTCGGCGGGTGTGATCGTCGCCAGCCGCGCCACCCGCGCCCGCAGGATAGCCAGCCTGGCGTCGAGCGTCTGGCCTTCGCTTGAACAGTTCTCGGGTAGGCCGAAATCCCGTTCCCAATCTTCAAGACTATCCACCAGCGAGGCGGATCGGGATTCCTCCGTCAACCGCCACGCCTTGGCGTAGAGTTCGACGAAGGGCGAAAGCAGTGCCCTCGTCAGTCCCGCGATACGGCTCACCGTGGAAGGCGCCTCACCGTCAGGAGTGCCCCAGGCGGACCCTCGTGGCCAGAGCGAAAGGCCGGAAAACAGCAGGGATTCTACCAGCGGCGCCGACAACACGTCTCGCGGATCGATCACCGGATCAACGAAACTATCATCGGGGTCCACCCAGAACACGGGGCCGCGATCCGCCGCGTAGAAATCTGGCCAATCCCTGTTCACATGCCATGTGGACATGATGCTAGACCCAGTTGATCGAGCCCAGCACGGGCAGTTCGCCGGGCTGGAACACTGGTGCGGATGTCGGCTCAACCAGAACGTGGCTGGCCTCGCCCGGTACCGTGGAAATGACCTCGGAAAGCCATGCCAGCGGCAGTGTGAACGGATCTTCCGGCAGTCCCGGGCGCACCCTTGTGTCGCCTCGGGTCGCATCGAAGAACGTCGTGAGCGCCGCTGTGACTGCAACACGGTTGGCGGACGTATCCGGAGCAAGCTGCACGGTGACATCGACCGGCTTGGCAGTGGGCACGAGGGTGTAGTACCGGGCGCGCACCAGCCGAAGGCTCTCGATATAGACGTCGACCGTGGCCACGTCGGAGGGGGTGGGAATGCCGTTCACTCGACCTTCAACAAGGACCCAGACACCGACGGTTCCGAACCCGTTGGCGAAATTGGCCGCCCACGCACGTACCACGCCCGGAACCTCGAGCGCCCAGTTCTCGTAGTCTGGCAGGGTTCCGCCCTGCGGCGGGGCAGCCTTGCGCTTGAGCGCCCTCACGCGCAGGTCTTCGACGGTTTCGGTATCGGCGCCGCCGCCAAGGCCGCCTCCCCCGACTGTCACGGTCTCGGGCATCGTCGGATAGAGCGCCGGGTCGGCCAGAAGAAGTTTCGCCTGGGAATCTCGGTTGGTAGCGATGCCGGCTGTTTCCGCCTGCACCTTCACACTGAAGCCGCCGCTCGCATTCGCGGTGAACGCCGAAGTTGTGACATAGGTGATTCCCCCCGAAATGAAGCGGACCCCCGCCGGATAGGTGGCATGCGGCGCAGCAATGCCGGCCACCTCGCCCGACGCGGCCGAGGCCGGCTTCTGAAGGATCCGATATTCCGCGGCATGTAGCCGGATGATCGGCGCGCTTGTGGCGGTCGTCAGGTAAAGCTGCTTGTAGATCCAGGCCAGCCGCAGCTCGTATTCATGGGCCAAAAGCGCCATCACCTTGCCGATGACGCGCAGCACATTCTGTTTCAGGCTTGCGTCGGTGCCCGGGAGATAGTGCCGCATGGCCCCCCGCACCGAGGCGGAGATCTCGTCAAGCGAGCGGATCGGAAATGCCATTCAACTGCTCCCATAGAACCGCGTATTTCTGGTCATGAACCTGCGCACCGTCGCGGCCATAGCCGGCGATGGAGAGCACAAGCCGCGCATTGGCTGGATCGGCTGCGGCCGCCACGTCGAACCGCGACACCGCGCCCTGGTCGATCAGGGTTTGCAGGGCTGCGCGGGCATAATCGGACGCCAGGATCTCCACATCTGCTGTCAGCACCCGCCGCCGGAGCAGCCACAGCTTCGAGCCCAGCGCAGACTCGTCCGCGTCCCTGTCGAAACTGTCGCCCGGCCAGCCCCGGTTCACGTCGCCGTCGCGCAGTTCGGTCGGCTCTGCGCGGGCATCCGTCATCAGGCAGATCAGGATCGCGGTCGCCAAAGCCTGCGTCGCACGCAGCCCGCCCGGGTTGACCGGATCGTCGATCGGCGTTGTCACCAGATCGCCGACGCGCCCATCCCAGGCAAGGTCCGGATCGAGTAGCGGCTCTGCCGCCGGCGCCAGCGGGATGATCTTCATGGCACGAAGACTCCCTCGGCCAGGTTGCTGGTCTGCAGGTGCCCGGCGCTGTCGACACTGTTCTGAGCCGAGACCGGCCGCGCTGCCGCTGGTCCGCCCAACCGCACAGTCCCTTCAAGAATGATTTCCGGCGCGACGATGTGCACCTTCGACGAGTGCACGAACCGCATCTGCCTCTGCACCACCGAGACGATGTTGCCGGTGTGATCGTAGATCGCTGTTCCGCCCAAATCGACAGATGGCCGCATGCTCGGATTCTCGCCCCCGAACAGATAGGCAGAATCGCGGTTGCCCCGCGCCGACATGGCCACGCCGATCCCGCCCTTGACAGGGTGGCTGGCAAACCCGTGCGGTTCGATCCGGTGAACCCGCTCGAAGCTGTCGCCGGCAAAGCCCTTGCCGTTGATGAATTGTTGCCCCTCGCGGTGCTCGACCGTGCCGTCCAGTTCGAACCGGGTCAGGTGACCATCAAACATGCTTCACCCTTCCCGGTATTCGGCGGACACGGCGCTTGGCGCGCCCCATGCCGCGTTGGAGCTGCCGCGCGGATTGTCGCCGCCAAGCGCCCGTGGATCCTTGAGACTGAGCCGCGCCACGGTGCCGTCCGAACCGTCCTGCGACAGCGTCACGGAAGCGATCACCATGTCCTGGTTGATGCCGAGCCAGTCGTCGTCGACCTCGACCAGCCAGTTGGCTTTCCACAGGTTCCCGCCCTCGTCCCGGAAGCCCGGAACAACGACCTGGCAGGCCACACCCTCGCCGCTCGCACGCCGGGATTCCCACTTCGCCCGCGTCTTCAGTCTCTCCGAGGTGGCCTCGCCCTCGAACGGCACGATTAGCGGACGGCGTCTCCGGCTGGTGCCCTTGGCCTCGCCTTCGGGCCGCAACGCCGATGCGTTCACGCCGATCGAAGCCTGCCCGCGCACCTTGACGCTGGAAAAGCTGGTGGCGCCGGAAAGGCTGCCGCTGGCGCTTTCGATATTGAGCCCACGCTTGAGCGCGCCAGCGTGGCGGCCTTCCGGCTTGTCGGCCAGCACCAGCTTGCCTTCGGGATTGTCATGGATCAGCACCCCTTGCGCCCTGGCATCCGTTTCAAGCGTATCGAACAGCGTCTCGCCTGGGCGCACCTTGTGCACCGACTTCTTGATCGTCCTGGCCTTGACCTCGACCCCAACCCCGAGAACATCGAATTCCTTAGCGATGTCGCCTAGATCGGCATCGCGCTTGAGGCCGGTCGGGTGATCGATGGAGCACTCGGTGGCGTCGCAGGTCCGCGACACGAAGCTCACCGAATAGCTGCGGGCGTCCGTGTCGTGAGCGCCGCGCACGTCGCGCACATATCCTGTCCCCCAAACCTCCCCCGAGACCGTGATGGTGGCCTCGTCATCGGGCGCACAGGGGATGCCGGCGCCCGTCCAGGCCACGTCGAACAGAGCCGTCCGGACCGCCTCTTCCGCCGATTGCTCGAGCGTTGCTGACTTGTGCGGGAGAGTCCGGCCATTGACCGAAAACACGATTACTTCGAGCGTCACGGCGCCACCGCTTCAAACGCCACCGGCATCACCAGCGCCGTGGCGATGCGGTTGCGGTCGACCAGTTCCCCGGCCCGGCCGGCGTCGGCATACAGGTCATAGGCAAGCAGGGTCGAAGGCAGGGACAACCCGGTCTCTACCAGCACCGCCGGCGCCCGCTCCGCTGCCGTCCGCGAAAGATGAAGCGCCGCGATGCCGGCAAGCGAGACAAGCCACTCGATGGCTTCCGGTCCATAAACCCCGGCTTGCTGATAGGTCGTCTCGGCCCTGGCGTTGATGGCGCTGCGCGCCGCCTGCGCATCCTGTCGCGAGGCATAGCTCGCCCGGCTCACGGCGAAGCAGGCCGCAACCAGGTCAGCCATGCGCCACAGGCCGCTCGCCTCCTGCACGCGGTCGAGCGCCGGCACGACCGCCCCCGCATCATCAGCCGCCTCGCCGATCAGCCGCGCCATTTCCAAAAGAGACACCAACCCGCTCGCGCCGCCCGCCTGCGCTGCCACCGCAAGCGCATCGAGGGCCGTCAGGTCATCGGTGTCGAGAATGAGTTCGCGCGCCAAGCCGCCGAGAATAATCACGATTCGGTCCATGCTAGTCTCCTCTCAGACGCCGGCCGCGATCAGCGCCGCCACCGTGGCGACGCCAGCGCTGAAGGCGGTGCGCAACTGGCCAAGCCCGCTTGCGGCGAATGAGGCGCGCCCCCCCGACCGGATGAACTCCAGCCGGTAGGCGACGAAGCCGTTCTGGTCCTTGCTGCGCGTGCGCGCGCAGGCGATGCAGTGCACGGCCTCGCCTGCGTCCATCGGCAGGATCAGCAAGGATGCGCCTGGCACGCCACAGGCGCGCTCGAGCGCCAGCCCCGCGAAGTCGGCGGCATCGCCGGCCACATAAGCGTCAACAAAGATGCTCTTGGACCGCGCGCCCATGTCTTCGGTGAGGATGGTCTCGCCGCCCGAGATCTCGTGAACCACGACCCGGCGGCCAACCTCGGGAGATTCCGACTCCACCCAGAACGGCACGCCCCGGAAGGATGCCCGGCGCAATGTCTTTGCCCAGTCACGCATTGCCATGTCTATTGCGCCCCGACCCGTCCGGCGGACGGCATTGTCCGCCCGCGATTTCCGGAAACCGCCGGCGCTTGCGCGCCGCCAGAGGGTATCGCGCTTGTGGCCGCCCGGATCCTCGCTGCAGCAGCCTCACCGAAGGCCGCTCCGGCCTGGGCGGCTGTGGCATTGATCTTCGCTGCCGCCGCATCTCCGAAGCCGTTGCCGGCTTCAGGCGCGGCCCTCGCGATGGCATCGGCCGCATCATCACCGCCTTTGGCCAGATCTGAACCGGACTCCGCGCCGGCCTGCTCAAGTCGGGAAAGCAAGCCCTGCAATTCGTTCACGCTCTGCTCCGGACGCGCGGACACTCCATCAGACGACTGGGCAACCACAGGCGGAGCGCCGCGCAGCAGGCTGATCCCCTCGCGCCGCATATCGGTGTCGAGCGCCATACGCTCCGCGTCTCTGCGCTCGATTGCGATATCCACCGGGTCAGGCCTTGTCATCGGCAGGGGCACGGCTGCCCCGGTCTGCATTGATCCAGCCGCAGCGTACGTGACCCCGTCGCGCGTCGTCACCAACGGACCCGCCGCCGGCATCGACCGATCAGGAGCAGGCCCGTTGAGAACCGCCGTTCCCAACGCAGCATCACGCATCTCGCCATAGACCGAATAGGCGCCGATTATCTTGCGATCTTCCTCGCTCCGGTAACCGCCCCGCCAGGCCATCGAATCCTTTTCAGCGTCCGATGAAGTCACTCCCCACCCCGTGCGGGCCCACCATCCTTTGGCGGCGCCGTTCTGTTCAAGAGCCGAATTGATGGCAGCCGCGCGATCAAGGCCTCCAGACACATAGTCCATGGCCCCGGCAACCGGGGGAGCGATGGTTTCGCCAAGGCTGATCTTCAGCTTCTCCCAGGAATTGGCCATTCTGTCGATCGACGCCTGCTTGTCCTCGAGCACCCGCCGGAGATCGGCGTCGACCGTTCCAGCGGCGCTGCCGAGTTCTTTCAACAGTTCGGTAAACTCGCCCGTATTGTTCATCAGCGCGCGCATGCCGATCTGCATCTGCTTGTCCGTGAACAGCAAGGGCAGTTTCGACATATCGCCGTTGATGGCTTCCTTCGAGAGGCGGATAAAGGCCTCCAGCGTGTCCTCACCTGCTGCCTTCGCCCTTTCCATTTCCTCTCGGATATCGATGCCGAACTGCTTGGCGAAGTTGTTCGAAACCGTCACCGAATTCATCTTTGAGATCACATCCATGAAGGATGTCGCGGCCTCGCCCGACGTGCCTGTCTCCATGCGAACGGTCTGCAGCGCCGCTGTCAGACGCTTGAGACCTTCCTCACCTTCGTAGCCGAGCGCGGCAAAGGCTGGCGCCAGCGACGGCAGTTCCGCCGCCATGTCGCGAAGCTCGAACTTCCCAGCCTTGCCGCCCATGGCCAGGATGTCGAATGCCTCTTGCATCCGGTCGCCGGCAATATTGAATGATCCGGCTACCGCGTCCGCCGTCGTCGCCATCTGTCCAAAATCGGAGCCAGAGGCCTGGGCTGTCGCCGAAACCGAACGGATGAGCGCCATCGCTTCGCCGAGAGACTTGCCGGACGCAATCAGCGAATCCAGTCCGCCGACGATATTGTCCACGGGCGTGGCCGTGGCTTGAGCGATCTGATCAAGCTCGATGCGCACCTTTGCCATCTGTTCGCGGCTGGCATCGGCATTGATGCCGATTCTGGTCAGCGTCCTCTCCACCCGCGCGAAGTCCGTGACAGCGCGCTGGGCACCATAGGCAAGCGCGGCCGGCGCTGCATACCGCATCAGCGCGGCTGTGGCGGCATTCGAACTCCGGGCCACCAGGGCCTGCGTCTTGTTGAACGCGCTGGCCTTGTTGTTGACGTCCGCGAGCTTGGACCCCAACTGCCCGAAAGCCGCCATTGGGCCGAGCTTCGCCGACAGCCGGATGATGGCTTCGATAACTCGGTTGCTCATCGTTTCTTTCCGGCTTCAAGACCGCGCACGGCCCAGGACAGACATTGTGATGGCGTCATCGCCATCACGCTCTCGAACGAAAACCCGAACCTAAAGATCAGGAGGTCCGCGGCTTGCCGGGCAGCTTCGCCCGCGCCTGTGTAAAAAAATCGCTGATCGCCTCTTTCACGGCGATCGCGTCGGCGAGAGTGAGTTCGCCGAGGTCGCCGGCGTCGGGCAGCCCGTCGCCGCGCTTGAGCAGACGATCCCGGTACTTCCATATCCGGTCGTCGTGATGGAGCAACATCGTCCCGCCGTTGGGCGCGGGCTGATATTCGGCGATCTCTCCGATCTCTTCGAAATCCACCATCTTCGGCTCGCGGAAGGTGAGGCTGCTGAAACTCCGCCCGTGCGCCTCATACCCCTGCGACAACCGGACCGTCTTTTCGCCGGCCATCTCAGCCCTTCCTCACATAGGCTTCCGCGGCGCCCGACACGCCGGTGACCTCGCCGTTCATCCGGTTGCTGGACGGTTCGCCGACAAAAAAGGAGCGCGTGTAGTAGTGCGACACGCCCGTGTCGTCCTCGATGAAGGTCGCGTCGAAGCGATCGGCCTTCATCAGCGCCTCGAGATCATCGCCGCGATCGGCGAAGGAGATTTCAAAGGCGTATGGGGTGAGCGTCTCGACACGGTCGGTCGACCGGTCCTGGTTCACGATCGCCTCGATCGACCGGCCTGCGGTCTTGAGGTTGATGGTGCCGCGCAGCGAGAACGTCGCTCCGCTCGACAGACGGAAGCGGATCAGCCCGCCATAATCTTTGCCAGCCATGGGAAAGGTCCTTTTTTGGATGAGGATTCATGCGCGGCGCACGGAACTGTGCGCCGCCTGTGACCAGAGAGCCCGCCTCAGCGGAACTGCGAGTAGACCCGCGCCAGACCGGAGAAGATGTCGAGCGGGTTGGTGAAATCCATCGGGACCACGGCATCGACACGGTTGGGATTGTCGAGATTGCGCGTCACGACCAGGTCACGCAACGCGGTCGCCGAGTTCTCGAGCACCCCGCGCAGCTCAAGCCCGACATAGGCGTGATAGCAGGTGGCCTCGATGTCCTTCGGCGTCGAGACGGTGATCACGTTGCCCGGGTTGTCGTCGGCGATCACCTTGTTGGAATGCTCGAACGCCAGTTGCGCCAGGATGTAGCGCAGCGAATACATCAGCGCATGCGGCTTCTGGATGTCGCGGAAGGTCGTGTCCGGAACGCCCGCGGTGGTGCGCGCATGGGTGACGATCTTGTCCACCGCCACCCGGCCATTGCCGTTGACGCTCCACGACGACATCCCCGCCGCGAGAAAGGCATTGCGCGTGGCCAGGTCCGGCCAGTAGGCAGCCGCGCCGGGCGCGGAAATCCCTTCCACCACGAGCCCGGTCTGGTTGCGGTTGACATCGCCGGTCGAGCCACCGGCGAGCCATGGGGCCACGCGGCCGATCATCGCCGCGACCCACAGGTAGCCGGGCTCGGCGTGGAGGCCCGAAGTGAAGGTCGGCACGGCGCAGAGCTTCCAGGTGTCCTTGCCCTCGCCATAGGAGATCAGGTTCGCCTGGCTGTCGCGCTTCGGATAATAGGCGATGCCGAACTTCTGGTTGGCATAGCTCCACCGCCCGGAGACCTCCGAAAGCAGAGCGTCGTACCGCCCCACATTGGTGGCGTCGCCGAAGGCCGAGATCAGGAACGACCAGTCGTCCTCCTCGATCGCCGCGTTGGCGCTCGACGTGTCGGGCGTACCGGCGCCCGCCGTGGCCTCTTCGATGGTGAGCACGCCGGTCAGGGCATTCGCCCCGTCGAGCACCGGCACGGTCACGCCGATCTCGGCCGCATAGGCGCCGGCATGGCGGGCCGTGATGGTCACCACATTCGTCGAGACGGACGAAGTGTAGGGCAGTGCGTGTCCGGTCTGCGGATTGTCATAGGCATTGATCGCGGCATTGATCGCCGCCGCCACCGTCGCGGCGTTGTCGCCGGCGGCAATGGAGATGGAGACGAGTTCCCCCATGATGCTGATCACGCCGGTGCCGCCGCCCGCGGGCGGGCTGCCCACGGTGAGCGTGCGGATCTCGGCCGTGCCGGAAGCCGCGATAGAGACGATGAACAGCGGATGCGTCGGCGCGTTCTTGCGGAAAACGGTCACCATCTGCTCGAGCATCGAGCCCTTGCCGGCAAGCGCCCGGGCCTGGCTGCGGGTTGCGCAGGACGTCTTGACGTTGTCTGACATCGATCCGGCATCGGTCTTGTGGCCATAGATGACCACCGGCGCCAGATCTTCGAACTGGCCGCCGCTCTCGACCGAAAATGCGAACAGCGGCGCAACGAGGTTTGCGGGTACGCTCATGTGCGTTTCTCCTTCTTGGATGCGGCAGGGTGCGCCGGTTTATCGGGGTGGGTTTCAGGTTCGGACGGTGTCGGCTGCACGGCCGGCTCCAGGGCGCCCTCCGCGATCAGCCGCGCGTAATAGCGGTTGGCCGGGTCGATCATCTTGCCGTTGAGCGGGAATGCTTCGCCTTCCGGGGTGCGCAGTTGCGGCGCGCCATCGGCGGGTTTGTGGAACTGCATTGGGGTCACTCCAGTGTTGTGCCGGCTATGGGCCCGGCGCCGGGATCAAGCGATATTTCCTCGAGATCAGAGCGGGTCTCACCCGCCAGATGCGCGGCGAGAACCGAGAGCTTTGCCTTGGCGTAGGATCCGGATGGCAGGCTGTCGTAAAGCACCTTGATCCGCCCGGTGAGACCGGCCGCATCGCTCAGTTCATCGTCGGCGATCGTCAGGGTCATGCGCATGAATTCGCGCTGGAGGCGCAGGCCGATCTCCGGAACGACATGGCTCTGCTGTTCGATCTTGTCGCAATGCGTCACCACCCTGCGGAACAGATAGCCACGCTCGGAATAGAGCAGCTCCTTGCGAACCTGCGCCATCAGCGCGGCAAGCACGAGACGGGCTTCCGGGTCGCTGCCTGCCACGGCGTCGACATAGGCGCCGCCTTCTGCATCACCGGGCACCACTACGGCCAGTTCCCCGACAATCTCCAGTGTGGTCTGGCACTGATTGTCTTGGGCGTCTGCTGCTCCGCCACGGCTGTCAACCGTCGAATCCTCGGTGTAGAGAGCCAGCACCGGCGTGTAAGGCATATCGCCGGCCGCAACATCGTCGAGATCCGAAACGGTTGCCTGCCGGCTGTCGAAGACCATGGGCCCCGCGAGCGTCGGAAAGAGCGTGGTTGCCCCGCTCGGCCGAAGCACCTCCATCGCCGCAAGTCTTACCGCTTCGGCTGTCAGGGTCATGGCTTTGCCTTGTTGACGTAGAACACGCGCCGGGACGATCCGTCGCGATGAATGTCGGCAACATCGTAGGTCACGCTGTCGGCAACCAAATGGTCGCCGCGCCTTGGCGCCCACGGCCACGTGCCGTCGTCATGAGCAGTGATCACCGCATCGAATGCCACATTGGCCTGGGCAGTCATGCCCGTTTGCGTGAATTGCTCGTTGCGAAGCGGCGGCGGATTGAATTCGAGCGAGCCCATGAACTCAAACCCTGCCCGCTCCGGGTCCGCTTCCCGCCGGTGATTGACGGTGGCCCCGTTCCTGCGCGGAACGGCCTGCACGTCCACAGTGTCGAAGAGCGCCGCCGCGTCGGTCTCGAGGCGGCGCTCCATGTCTGTCCAGGCGTTCATTGTCCTGGCGTCAGTTCGACGTCAGGATCTGGACGGCGCATTCCGGCTGCTTGTTGACCGCGAGCCGGTTGGTCTGCGACAGCATCTCCACGCCCTGGCCGTGCTTCAGCGGCTCGACCGAGATGTAGATCGTGTCCGCGTCCGGCGCCTGGTTGGTCAGGTCAATGTGGTAGACCGGCGCTTCGAAGGTGCGCATCATCGACTGGGTGCCGGTCGGATAGGCTGTGCCCGAATTGTCGGCGACATTCTTGGCCGTGGTGATAGCGCCCGAGGTCGAGCGCACCGGCAGGCCACCCTTGTATTCGCGGAAGATGATGTCGCCGAACTCGAACGTCCGGCCCCAGTTGCCCGCGCGGCTTTCGCGGTTGAGCATCCGGTGCTCGCTGGAGTTCTGGGCATTGAGCCAGAACTTCTCGACCTTGGCATGGGTGATCAGCTTGTTGAAGAACAGCGAATCGACCACGGCCTCGACCCCGCTGGTCGTCTCGCCCTGCAGCTTGGTCATGATGTGGTCGACAACCGCTTCGCACTTGGCGCGCACATCGGTTTCCGCCGTGCCGAGCACGAAGTCCACCTCAGGCTTGGTGATGCCGAAGACAGTGTAGAGATTGTACAGCGTCGTTCCCTTGCCGTCCTTGATCAGGCCGTTGAGCGCGCCGAGCCTGATATACTCCAGCGTGATCGAATGATTCCGACGGATGATGTCCAGCTTGCGGGCCGTCTCGCGGTCGACAGAGCGCTGGTCGACCTGGCCGTTGAACACCTGCAGCAGGCCGTCGACATCGCCGACCGAGATCTTTTCCAGATGAGGGAAATGCGGGATTTGCAGGATCACGCCGCCTTCTGCGACTTCGCCGCCCACACTGCCGGGCGATCCGGGCTGTTCGGCGGACAGGACGTGGATTTGGCCATTGCTGTAATCGACGCGCACATAGCGCGAGCCCAGCGTTTCGATGGGGAACAGCCCGAGCGAATTGATCAGGCCGAACTCGTTGGGCAGGCGGTTGACCTCCTGGGTCACATCCGCACTGGTGTAGGGAAAGTCGAACATGGAAAATCTCCTGGTGACGCGGGCCTCGCCTGCGCATGGTCGGATGGATGGAAAAACCCGGCGCGGTTCCGACCGCGCCGAGTGGGGCGCGTCAGCGCTGGATGATTCCGAGCTTCTTGAGCATCTCGATGCCGATCGCCTTGTTGGCGGCGCTGATGCCGTCCGGCCAGGCAATTGCAGTGACCGACACGATGGCCGGACCGCGGTCGAGCGACAGGCCCTCGGCCGAAACGCCGTCGGCGGCCGTGGTGTCGCGCAGCGACAGGCCGGTGATGATGCCGGTGTCGTCGGCGGCGCCGGGCACCCAGGCAACGCGCTCGTTGGTGTCGGCGGCCTGGTCGATGGCGACATCGATCATGAAGGTATCACCCTCGGCAAAGTCCGTGCCGCCGCCGGCGATGGTGAACTTCACCTCCTTGGCGAAGGCCGTGCCGCCGGTTGCCGTGCCGACGGCCTTGCCGTCCGGTCCCTCGACGCGGAACTTGGATGTGCCATCGGCCCCGCCGGTCGAGCAGGTCACGATGTAGCGGCCTTCCTTGACAGAAGAGGTGAAGGCAGGGTCAGCAAGGGTAAGCGTGCCGTTGCCGGTACCGCCGGCCGCCGCCGCGGCCGCAACTGCCACATTGGCAGCCGCGATCACGGTAGCGAGCGGCGTTCCCAACAAAACGATGCGAGCGGCGCCCGAACCCGCCTTGAGCGTGTAGGACTCGCGGCAGAACTGTGGATCATATTCCTGCTTGAGAAGCTGGCTCTCGCGCACCGGCGCGGTATGCGAATAATAGGGAAGCATGAACGTCTCTCCTTCTGTCCCGCCTCATCAATGCAAGCGGGCGATGATGGGTGGGGGACTTGGCGTCAGGCGCGGTTGCGCTCGACCCTCGCGGTGATGAGCTTGGACAGGCCGCTTTCGACGGGCTGCCCGCCGCCGGGGGTGGCGAGCCCGGCGCCAGCCGCGGCGCGGGACTTGTCATAGGCCGCGGGCGACGGCTCGGGTTCGGTGCTGGCCAAGGGCGCGGCGGCAAGGGCCGCCTTGACCTCGTCGACCGACATTTCGGTGGAGGAATGCAGGTGCTGGGCCAGAGCTTCGCGGCCCTTGGCCTCGTCAAGCGCCATGATCGCTGCGTGGCGCTCGCGGTCCGCCTTCACGGCCTCGCGCGCCGCTGTGGCTGTGGCTGCGGTGATGTCGGCAGAGTTTGCATCCGCCTTGGTCTTGTCGGTCATGGTGGGGTTCTCCTTGTGGTGACCGGTGGGTGCCGGGGCGGATGCCGTCGGCGGCTTTCGGATCGCCTGTTTCAGGCTCCATCCATTGGCGCTGGCCACGGCGCGGAGCGTCTCCGGCGCATGGGCATAAGCGCGATAGTCGAAGGCGGCGACAGCCGCGCCTTCGGTGTCGTTGGCGGCATCGGCAAAGCCCTGGGCGATCGCCTGTTCCGGCGTCATCCAGGTTTCGGCCTTCATGATCGCGCGGCATTCGTCAGCGGTCTTGCCGGACTTGGCGGCATAGACGCGGGAATAGGCAGTCGCCAGCGCCTCGAGCTGCTCGATCGTTTTCGTGTGATCCGCAGATGTTCCTGCCCCTTCGGTGAAGGGAAGCGCAGGGTCGTGTATCATCAGGATCGACCCGGCCGACATGGTCAGGGTTGCCCCGGCCATGGCGATCAGCGAAGCTGCAGAAGCTGCGATGCCGTCGACGATGACATTGGTCGTGCCGGTGCGGCGGGCCAGCAATGCATGGATTGCTGCCGCCTCGCTCGCGTATCCGCCACCCGAATTGATCACAACAGTAAGATCGGAGTCATCCTCGACGGATGCCAGAGCGATCAGGACCGCATCGTAGGTGAACCAACTGTCCAACCACCAGATTTCGCCGACAGCCCCGGAAAGCGTCAGCGTCTGACCGTCAAGAATGGCTGCCATGTCGATATCCTCAGAAGTGGAAGCTGGCAGCGCCGCGGCGCCGCTTGCCCGTTTTTGCGTCGCAGGCCGCAGCAAGGCGGCCCAGTTCGGCTTCGAGATCAGCCAGCGAAACGCTGGCGTAGCGCATCCGGCGCCGTGTCACGGGAGAGGCAATCTCGCCCTCCTCGACAGCTTCTCCGGCAAGGCGTTTCAGCTTCACCGCATAGAGCGCCTGGTACAGCGCGCACGGGTCGTCCATGTCGACGGTGGCGCCGTCGATCTTCACCGTCGCCATGACAGGTCCCTTCAGGTGTTGCCTTGGACTTCGACCGGCTGCGCCGGAGCCGGCGCATCGCGGTCATAGGGCGAGCGCATGCCGGCCTCGACATAGCGCTGGTGATCGGCGCTGCGTTCGTCGAACAGCTCGTCCGCGTCGATCCCCTTCAGTTCCGCCTCCCGCGGGATGCTCGACGTCCCGTTGGCTATCCGTTCGCTTGCGGCCTTCTCGGATTTCAGGTCGTCTGCCGTGGGCTTCTCCGGACCCTGCCATTGCGCCCAGTTGGCGGCGCTGCGGTTGGCGCGGTAATTCGCGAGCCCCCCGGGAAACGGAATCGCGCCTGTTTCGATCTTCTCGTCGAGCCACTGTTCGTAGAATGTCTGGTACATCGGCGCGGCAACATGCTCGCGCCGGCGCATCACCACCGGCCAGATCGACGCATTCTCCATCCGCACCGACGAATATGTCGCGCTTGAATGGTCCATCGTGTAGGCGCCATAGGTGACGCCGATCGCGCGCGCCATGTCGCGGTCGAGCGACTGGGTCAGCGGCAGGTAATTGTCGCCCGGCGCCTGCGCCTGACGAAACTGCAGGTCCTCGTCGGGCCCCAGAACCGGGATGCGCGCGCCGCCCGTCAGGCTGACGCCGCCCTCGGCCGCCCGGTCGAGCGTGCTGCCGAGATAGCCCAGCACATTGTCATAGATTGCCTTGCCCGATTCGCCACCGCTATCGGCCAGTTCCCGCAGCGATTCAATGGCTTCGGCCGCAGGCAGCTTCGAGGTCAGCACCGCTGCGAAGAACGTCTGCACGATCAGCGTCTGCAGCGTCGCCTCGCGCGCCACTTCGGTCTGGGCGTGCTGCTTGAGGATCGGCGTCAGTTGCGAGATGCCGCGCACGTCATCCGCGTCAAGCGGATCGAAGATGTGCATGACAACCGGTCGGCCGCTCGCATCAAAAGCCGGATAGCGCACCTTCGACGGAAACCCGTTGCGCTTTTCCTCGAACAGATAGGCCTCGGCGCGGCTATTTTCGTCGTGATAGACGCCCTGGAACAACCGCTGCGCATCGTTGGTGTCCTGCACCAGCCGGGGCGGCGGCACCAGCAGCATCTTCGTACCTGTGCGGATGCCGTAGCGGGCGCGCTGACCGGCGTCGAAATGCGTGAGGATCCCGGTCGTCTCGCCGAATGCGATGTGCCACCGGAGCGAAATCGCCACCAGTTGCGGGATCGTGAACTTGCCGCGATGATCGCATTCACGCGGGTTCCAGGAGTCCCTCTTCCATTCGGCCTTGACCAGTTTGGACCATGCGACGGCTCGTTCCTTGCTCCATCCAAGCCGGTCATAGTCCGGGGTCGGCTTGAGGATCAGCTCGGAGCCCACAGTGTCGGCAATCACCTGGTCGACCGCGCCCTTGAGGCGGCCGGAGTTGTGAATGAAGTCGAGCGCCAGGGCCGCCGCGCGGCGCCAGGAGCGGCGGATCTCGTCGCGGCTTTCCGGTACAGGCGTCAGCCGGGCCGCAAGCACGCCCGACGGGCTGTCGCGCAGCATGCGCATCATCGGCCGGGCCACGGGGCCGGCGACGGCGTCGCGCGACTGCACTGAGCCTGCACGTGCAATCCTCGGAACCCGCATTACTTTCGCCTTTTCCATTTGGCCAGCACGTCGTCCGCCGGCGTTGTCTTCGAAGCCGCGCCCCGCGCAGGACCGGCGCTCGAGGCGTCCGGCTCGGCCCGTGAAGCGATCTGTTGCGACACCGGCGTGAACAGCGTCTGGGCTGCGGCTGGCGTCAGTTGCGCCCGCAGCGCCGCCCAGCCCGCGGGCGTCAGGCGCGAAAGGCCGAGATGCTCTGCCATGGCCATGGCGTAGATCCGCGCGTCGAGAAAGTGGTTGTCGCGCCGGATCTTCTTCCACTCCTCGACCAGGCGTCCGCGCACCATCTTCTGGTCGAAATATTCCGCCGTGATCTGGCGGAAGAATTCTTCGTTCCGCGCCTCGTTGAAGTGGCAGTAGCCTGCCGGGTCGGCCACTTCGCCCGAACGAAGCCCGAGCCGGTGCAGGTTTCCGTAGAACTCACCCTTGAGCGACCATGTCCCGACCGGCCACAGCATGGTCGATCCGACACGCTTGCGCTTGCCGCCCTTGCGCACCGATGTCTTTTTCGGCAGCCCGATGGCGGCGACACCGCGGCCGTGCTTGCCTGCGATCGCGTAGGTGTCTGGCCGCTCCCGGCACCATTCCAGCACCTGTGTGGTCCGGTTGCCGTCGCCTGCGTCCACCGCCATGGCGCCGGCCCTGCGCGTGTGCCCGTAGGCGTCCTGCCAATCGGTTTGGTAAAGCCGGTCAAGCTTCACCCACGCTCCGGCGTTCTTGTCGTCGGTTTCCCCTTCGAGAAACTCCGCATGCACCGACCAGCTTTGCCTGTCGGAGCCGAAGGCAGCAAACTCGACATAGATGCCGCTGTGCTGCACGTCGGCGCCGGCGACGAAGATCAGTCCGTCGGCCGGGATCACGCCGTCCGGATAATCCTCGCGGCGCTCCATCAGCCGCTGCCAGTCCGGCGCATTTCCCCGCAACTGGTAGGGCAGCGCCAGCACCAGGTTGTGATAGTCTTTGGCCCCCGCCTCGCCGCGTTTCTCGGCCTTGAGCTTGTCCTCGGCGATATCCCCCAGGCTCATCAACAGGCTCATGAAGGCGTCGACGTGAAAGCCGGGGTGCCTGTCGGGGCCGGTCTGGGTCGGCCGGTAAGCGCCCTCGCGGACAATCGAGACCCGTTCCGCTTCCGAAATCCAGTGCCCGCAGGACGGACAGACCATCACGCTCTTGTGCGGCTGCACCCGGTCGACATGGAAATGATCGTCGGACTGGACGAAGTGCTCCTTGCACTCGACGCATTCCACATACCAGAACCTCTGGTCGGACCGCTTGAACGACCGGTCAATGCGGCAATGGCCCGGATCGTCGCCGAGCGCATCGCCAGAATCGAGCTCGGGCGTCGACAGCTCGAAGATCTTGTAGCTCCGCTGCCTGCGGAACGCTGTGAAGCGGCCGAAGAACAGCGTCTCTGGATCCGCGCCATTTGGCAGTTCGCCCCACTTCGAGACCTCGTCCTTGACCCCGAACCTGCAGGTTTTCATGGACAGGTCCATGACTGTGTTCGCATTGGCGAGCGAGATGTACCCGCCCGGAAACCGTTTCTCGTAGGTCGTCGAGTTGCGCCCCGACCGGCTGGTCACCGGCAGGATGATTTTCTTGTCCGTCTCGACCTGCCATGCGTCGATCAGCGGCTGCAGTTTCTGCCCGTTGATGTCCTGCAGCGCGTCGATCCCGGGCACCCCGTACAGGATGTTGTCCGGGCAGACCTCGGCGATGTAGAGGCACCACGAAAGTGCCAGGATCGACACGCCCGTCTGTTGCGCCTTGCGCACGGTGACCAGGTTGGCAGAGTGCTCCTGGCTGAGGCATTCGGCGATCTCGACCAGATACGGCGCGTCCCTGGGCGACCAGAGTTCGCCTTTTCGTGGCCCATCGACCAGCACCACGTTCTCCGACAACCATTCGACGAAGGGCGTCGGCGGATGCGGCCGGATTGCTTCGGCCAGCCGCGACGCTACCAGCTTGAGCGCCCCAGGATGAACCGTCACTGCCCCGCCTCTTCGTCCTCGATCACGTCCTTCTCGGGCGCGGCAACGGCAATCTCGGCGTACCTTTTTGAGACCGCCAGATTGATCTGGTGAGCCACATCCCTCAGCGCGACCCGCAAGCCGTGAACGCCTTCCTTGGCAAACGGCCCCGCCAGGTCGTCGGCGTAATTTGGCAGCCTGGCGATAATCGCTTGGGTTTCGCGGCCCAGTATGTCCATCGCCTGCGCTTGCTGATCCGCGCTGATCAGCCGTCCGCAGGCTTCGTCATGCTCGAGTTTCAGGCGGCTGTAGCGCAGCCATTCGTTGCGCCGGCGAGCCTCTTCGAAGCTGTCGGTTTCCGTCACGATGGACGGCGCTTCGTCACGCCTTGGCTTTTCCTCGGGCGGGACCGGCCTCGACGCCAGCACCTTGGCCGGGTTCTGGTACTTGTCGCGGTAGTGATCGATATGCCCTACCGACACCCGGGCGATCCGCCCTCGCCCGTCGCGCTCGACCGGGATCTCGTGCTTCTCGACCAGCTCGCGCACGGTCTTCGAAATTGCCTGCCGCGAAATCCCGTCACGCTCGGCAATCTCCGACAGCGTCATCATCACTGTCTCGACCATGACCACGCGCTCTTTCCTGATTCTATCCCTTGATCCCGGCAATCCGGCGACTGACAACCTGACAACGCCCCATCAGCACCACTGACAACCTGACAACCCAACCAAAACCTTTGCAAAACTGGCAGTTTTTCGGGGTCGTCCCGCCCCGCGGGGGTTGGATCGGGGATACGGTCCCTTTTTTTCCGGGGCGGTTGCCGCGGGGTTTGAGGCTTGTGTCGCACACTCATCGGGCGCGATTAGCGCGCCGCGCGGTCGAGCAGGCGGCCCACTTCGTGGATCAGACGCTCTGCGATGTCGCGATCCATGATGGATTGCGCCAGCCTCTGGAATTCTCCGTGCCGATCGGCACCCATGGCGTGAGCCGGGTTGGCTGCATAGAGTTCGCGGATCGGCGTGCGGCTCTTGCCCTCGCGGATCAGCACCGCGCGGCCGCCGGAATACTTCGATGCAGCGATGAACGCCCCCGCATAAGACCCGCGCCCCCGCACGCTCACGCCCTTCCGCGTCTGTCGCGGCCCGAGCTGCGCCAGCGATACCCAGCGAGATCGAAGCTTGATCTCCACATTCTGGGCTGTCAGCATCATCTGGGTGGCATCGCGGGTGAAGCGATAGGGCAGACCCGAATACTTGGCCGCCAGACGCGCCACCTGGGTGCGCGCCTTCTTGCCCACATGGTTGGTGGCCGAGCGAAACGCTTTCGCCTTGATGTCAGCCGGCAGCCGATGCATCGCCGCGCCGAGCGCGCGAAAGTCGCTGGCATCGATCTTCACACCTGCCGTGCTCACGCCGCGATCTCCAATCAAAAAACCCGCCAGCCGGCGTGGAGGCCGGGGCGGGTTGAACTTTTCCTTTTCAGGGTGAGAAGAGCTTTGTCAACTTTCCGTCGCATTGTCAAGATTTGAGCCTCAAGGCCATTTTTACCGAGGTTGGCGCGGCGAGCCCCGCCACCGCCTCCCACGGCGCCACAGTGGGCACTTCGGCGGTCAGCGCATGACCGGTCAGCCGCCCGGCCACTTCGGCCGCCACATGGCGCACAGCCAGCGCCCAGACCGATCGGCGGAAGCGCTCCTCGGCAAGCCCCCCCACCTCATCGGACAGAACGAACTTCCGATAGGCCCCGGCCCTTGGCCGCCGGCTGCGATAATTGAACCCGTCGACCTCGCAGTCGAAGGCCACGCCCGATGAAGGATCGGTGCGCTGCTGCCTCATGAACCAGGCAGGCTGCCCACCGCGCATCACCATGGTGCGCCCGGGCTCCTGCCCGCGCCAGTCGGGCTTGCGGCCCAGCACCGCGCGGGCGATCACCATGGTGCGGATCTCGCGGCCGGTAAGGGCCGCCAGCCGCAGCACACGCCGGCGCACGGCATCCGCCACCAGCCCGTCCTCATCCGCCCAGTCGCAGAAAGGCGACCAGTCCGGCCCGATCTCCACCGAGAGCCCGACCAGCCCGTCCACGGCGCGGCCGATCGTGAGCGCGTCCGGGTGCACATCGCCCTCGTCGAGATGGACCGCCACCACGCCATGGGCGTTGAGAGGCGCGTCGATCACCGTGCCGAGAATGCCGAAATCATAGACCATGCCCCAAGACGATGCGGCAGATGCCGTGTCACAGCCGGATACTGTCCGCTCCGCCTTGGGCAGTTCCTGCCTATAGGCCCATTCGAGACACTCGATTATGCCCGTCTGCTTTGTGGCCTCTGTCATGCGCGTTTTCCTGTTTTGAGCGTTGCACCAGTTTTCACCAGTTTGCGATAGTTTAAGCGATAGTTTTTCTATATATATTTCAATGCTTTGCACCACTTGCACCAGTTTTTGACGCCTATACGCATATGGTATTTTCTTCCCGCCGTTTTCTCCCATGCGTATAGGGGCGGCAAAACTGGTGCAGACTGGTGCAACCCATTGATTTCATTCCCCCAAACCCCCTTGGACAAGTATCGCGAACTGGTGCGCAACTGGTGCAAACTGGTGCAGATTTCACGCTAAATCGGCGGGATATCGTCCCAATGCCCGGGCGGAGAGCCGCCAGCGTCACCCTCGCCGCGCGGCACATTGACGAGCGAGATGCCAAGATAATAGTTGGTCCGCCCCTCCTCCCGCTCGAACTTGCGCTTCATGATCAGCCCGAAGCGGGTGAGCGATATCGGCTTGCCGCCCTGGTCCACAGTGTAGTTCACATAGGCGTGGTAGAAATCCTTGGCCGTGAGCCGCGCGCCCGCCTCGGGCCGCACGCAGGCCGCGCAGAAGGCGGCTGTCGGGTCCATCTCGTCGCGATAGTCCTGGGTGGCGCGCGCCACGGCTTCGGGGATCTCGAGCCCCTCCTCGAGGAACATGCGCACGCCCTCGACCATCCAGTTGAGGATGCCGGAGAACTCGGGCCGGAAATCGTCGAGCACCTCCTCGAAGTCCCGCTGTTCCTCGGGCTTCAATTGCACCGGCCAGTGCACCACGCACATGCGTCGCCAGATGCCGTTGTCCATCCCGGTAATGCGCGGATAGCCGTTGCCGCTCATATGGGCGGTAAACAGCGGGTCGAAGTCGAAATAGCCCTGGTGCAGGTCGCGCGCGGTGATCGCCTCCCCGCCGGTGACTTCCTTGACCAGGTTCTCCTTCAGGTCCTCGCCCACCGGCAGCTCCTTCACCCGCAGGAATCGCCTTCCGTAGAGCCGGGCGATATCGGGCGAGGCCGAGCCTCCGGTGTTGCTCTCGCCGATGAAGGAGGTGGCGGGCAGCGTGACCGAGGCCGATCCCAGCAGCCGGCAAATCACCTCCATGGCGACCGATTTGCCGTTGGCGCCCGAGCCGTAGTGGAAGAACAGCTTCTGCACCGTCACGCCAACGAGGCCGAGCGAGAAGGCGATCTGCACCAGCTTGCGCACCAGCGGGTCGGGCAGCATGCGTGCCAGGAACGCCTCCCATTTCGGGCAGGTCGCCGCCGCGTCATACTCCACCGGCACGAGCTGGGTGATCAGGTCGGCGCGCTGGTGGCCGTCGCGCACGTCGACCACGGCGCGGATCTCCTCCGCATCCTCCTGGGCGTCCGATTGCGCCGGCACGATCACCGTTTCACGGCCGAACCTGATAGTGTGGTTGAGCGTGGCGAAGGAATAGCGATCGGCGTTGAAATCGTCCGGATCGCGCATGATGTGCGGCGCGGCGCAGGCCAGCATCGCGTTCATCTTGGCCAGGTTCTTGGAGCCGACCGCGAAGGATGCCCTGCTGGCGCGGCGCTTGGCCCACGCCTTTGCAGCATCCTCGGCGTGTCGTTTCGCCTTGATTTCGGCCTTGCCGAGCTGCTCATCCTCCTTTTCGAGGAAATGCCCGCCCGCATCTAGCGCCGCCAGTTCGTCCGGCGTTGGCGCAAGATGCTCGACCTCCATCATGATCAGGTCGCCGAGCTGCTGCGCCAGCGCCAGCGCCCGCGGGCCGCCATTGTCGGTGTCCCAGCTTGCCCCGGTCCACACCGCGTAAAACGGGCTCTTGGCCTTGGACTGGGTGACCACCAGCAGGTCTGATCCGAAATGTGCGAGCAGCCGCTTGGCGTTGTCGGTGTCGGAATGATCAAGGAGCGCGCAGGCCGCGATGACATCGCCGAGCGACGGCTTATCCGGCTCACGCTGATTTTCGCCCTTTCCCCTGCCGCTGTCTGGTTTTTTCCGGGTTGCACCAGTTCCACCAGCACGCGCAGAGCCCAAAGAGGGGTCCGGGGATTTGGCTGTCTCTGGAGGCGGTGCATGGCCCATGGCGTCAAGCTGGGCCTGCACGGCGGGCGGGATATGCTGGTTCATTGTGCCGCCTCCGCAAACAGGGGCGAGCCCGCGCCGCCGGCGCGCGCATCCAGACGCGCCGCACAGTGCGGGTTGATCCACAGCACTTCGGTGCGTTCCCGCGCCCCATCGGCCAGCGCCATGCGTTCGACACGCCGCCAGTCGGCCAGCGCATCGTCATAGAGCACGGAGGGATAACCGGAGAGCACCACCATGCCACTCAGGCTGCGCAGCGCCTCGAGCAGATCCATGTGATCTGCAACGGTCATCTCATGCCGGTACTGGTGCTTGGGATCATGCGGATTCCGTCGATTGCGCGTTTCCGGCAGATATGGCGGATCGACATAATGCAGGGTCTCCCGGCTGTCGTGGCACGCCATCACCTGCCGTGCCGGCCGGCGCTCGATGATGACGCCGCGCAGACGCTCGACGATCGCTGGCAGGCCCGCCGGATAGTTCTCCCAGTCGCGCGCCGGCGTGGTGCCACTGCGCATCGAAGACGCCCGAAATCCGGTGGTCTTGTGGCCCCGGCCCATGTCCGAGTGAGCATTACTACCGAACCCCATAAAGGAGCGCGCAATTAGCCTTCGCGCCCTCTCCACCGGCTCCTCGCAAATGTCCCAGACATGTTCAAACTCGCTGCGCGCGAAAGGCGTCAGCTCAAGCAGACACCTCAGGCGCTCTGCGGCGGCTTTATCGCGCAGGATGCGGAACAAATTGACCACTTCGTCATCGAGATCGTTGTAGATCTCGGCATAGGTGCGCTTCTTGCGCAACAGGACAGAGCCGGCGCCGCCATAAGGCTCGACATAGACCCGATGGCTGGGAAAGTGTCCAATGATCCAGGGTGCCAGCAGCCACTTTCCGCCATGCCAGCGCAGAACGGGCCTTGATATTTCACTCACGCCGCATCACCCCTCATGCCTTCCAATATCGTCTCCGCCCAGTCCTGCCCCGCCGGCGGCCACAGCACCGGCACGCGGGCCTTGGGCGCCAGCAGCAGCGCGCGGGCCTGCGCCCGGGCCATCATGGTGGCCGTCCAGTAGGGTTCGGAATCGCCGTCGCCGAGCAGCACGAGCTCGGTGATGTGCGCAAGAACCGGGAAGCCCTCGTCGAGCCGCTCCGGGTCCGGATCAGGGCTTGGCAGCATCACCGGCCGGACAGCGCCCGCGGCATTGACCGTGGTCTCAAGGGGATGTTTCCAGCGTCCGGTGCGGGCAGCCGCGCCCGCCAGGTTGCCGATGTCGCCGGCGGCGGCATAGAAGGTCGAGAGCGCCAGTTGGAAGTCCTCGCGCAGCTCCTTGCCCAGCCAGGCGCAGACATTCTCGCTGCCCTCGCCCACCACCCAGCGGCTGGCGCTCATGTCGCCCGCGATCGGCAGCAGCCCGCCCTTCTTGGTGCCGCGCATCTTCTTGGTGGGCAGCCGCTCGTAATACCCGGCCGCCAGGTCCTCGGCCGAGGGCCATGCAGATGTCGGCGGGCCCGCCCGGTCCTCGCGCCCCGCCCCTGCGCCCGCCTTGGACAGGCCATAGAGCACCGGGCGCCGCTTCGGGGCGACGTCCATATCGATCCATGTCTGGTGGATCCCGATCATCTCGCCGGCGCCATCGACGAAGGGCAGCACGAGCGCCGGGCCACACCAGATGTCGCGAGGATTGCCGCGCTCGTCCTGGCCGTGCCAGTAGGTGAGTTTTCCGACGCACCGCGCCGGCTGCACCATCGCCCGGGCATCAACGGGCAGGCCGGAGCGGTTATAGAGATACTCCGCCGCAAAGGTGCCACTGATCCCCGGCTCCGCCGCCGCATAGATCCCCCGGCATTTTGCCAGCTCCTTCTCCCGGAACTCGCCGGAGGTCCTGTCGCGCTCCGTGGCTTTGCGCGCCGCGTCTTCCGCGCGGGCCTTTGCGTCCGCCTTCATCTCGGCCCGCCGCTCGTCGCTGATCTCTTCGGCCCCGTCGGGCACATCCTCCCCGAGGGAAAGCGCGCAGGCCTCGAGGAATTCCGCCCGCCGTTTCAAATCGAGCCTTTTGGCGTGGGCGACAAGGCCGATGCCGTCGCGCCCGCCCGTGCCGCAGCCGCGGCAGTTCCAGGCGTTTTCCGCCGGGTGGATCGCAAAACGGTCGGTGCCGCCGCAGACCGGGCACGGCATCGACTGGTCACCGCGTTTCTTGGGGTCAAGCGGCAGCTTGAGCCGCAGCGCCGCCGCCTCCACCGTCACGTCCCGGGCCTTGGCGACGAAGTCGTCGATGATCTCGGTCACTCGGCAGCCTCCGCAAACTCCGCCAGGTGCGGCACGTTCGCGCCCGCGATCGCTGCCGCCAGCGGCGGGCAGACGCTGTTGCCGGCGCGGCCCACCTGGTCGGATTGGGAGAACACCCGGCCCTCGAGGTCGCGGTCGATCCGGTAGCCGTGGGGGAACCCTTGCGCATTGAACAGCTCGCGCGGGATCAGCATCCTCATGCCGATGTCGACCATCACCAGCGTCACCATCCCTGCTTCGGTGGGCACGTCGATCGTGACGAACTCGCGCTCATCCCAGAAGCCATAGGCGCGCAGGAACGCCGCCACCTCGCGGGCGCGGGCATAGTGCTCCGGCCCGAAGGGCGGCGCGGCCAGCGCGGCGCTGGTCAGGCAGAACCGGTCCTTCGTGGTCACGGTGTGCAGCGGCTCGATGGCCTCCTGCCCGTCGCCGGTTCCGTAGTATTTCACCAGGGCGCCCGCCACGACGCCGGTCTTGTTGACATCTGCCGTCACCGCGCCGGTAGGCTCCCCGGCACCATGGCCAGTCGAAGCACCGAACTGTCGCGTCACATGCGCCGCAACCACGCCCTGCTGCGCGCCCGACGCGGTCACCGTCGAAACCGGCTCGTCTGCCGCCCTTCCCGGGTTCACCCCGCCGATGCGGCGGATGTCGTTGTTGTGCTGGGCAACAAAGCCAGCAGCCGGCATGGCGGGGAAAAACCGACACCCAAAATCTTGATCAATACTTGAGCCATCACTCACCGGGAGGCTTGTTGGATGTACAGTTTCAAATTTCGGCATATCACCTTGCGAGGTAAGGGGCTTGTTGGTCTCTTGGCGCTTGGCCTCATTGTTTTGGCGGCCATTTGTTGTGCCGCGTGAACTCGCCAGCGAGGCCGCCACGCAAGTCAGCCCGGCCCCGCCGGCGGTCACCGTGTGAGCCGGTTCATCGGCCCCCTGGAACGGCTTGCCAGCATTGCGCATTGTCATCAGGTGCGGCGCTACGACCGCGTTCTGGTCCTTGGTCGAGGCCGTCACCGTGTGCAGCGGGTCCTCGGGTGATCGAACCGAACCGCCCTGCTGGGCATAGGTCATCACCGGAGCCACCACCGCGTGGCGGTTCTCCGTCACCACGGTCTGCAGCGGATTGGCCGGGTCGGCGCTGCGGTCGTTGCCGCCGCCGCCCTCGCCGTAATAGGCATTGATCACGGGTGCCACCACGCCCAGCGGCGCGGCCCCGCCCGGTCGCTTGTGAAAGCTGTTGGCCGTCACTGTCGGCGCGGGCGCATCCATGGCCGCGCCCGTCGCGCCGGCGTTGAACCGGGTCAGCGACGGCGCGACCACCGCCTTCTCGCCGCGATTTGCGCAGGTCACCGTGCGCAGCGGATCGCCGATGTCCTCCAGCCGCGCCCCGTGTGTGAGGTTCACCAGGAACGGCCGCGACGCATCCAGCACGTAGCGCTTGATGCCCCGCGCCACCCGCGCCATTGTGTTGTCCGCCAACGGTCGCACCGCCCGGAGGCCATGGCGCGCGAGGATCTCGGCGCGGCTGTCGAAGATCGACGGACAGACAATGTCCCAGTCGATCACGTCATGCCCGGCCGTGAGCCACGGCTTGAGCCTGCCAGCCTTCACCGCCTCGCTTTTCGGGTCTCCATGCGTCGGTTTCGGCCAGACGATCGGCTTGCCATCGAAACGGATCAGGATGAACACCCGCTTGCGGATGGTCGGCGCGCCATAGTCGCAGCCTCGCATCTCCTTCAATTCGATCTTGCCGCCGAGCTGCTTGAGCTTCCTGCACCACGCCTTGAAGGTCTCGCCCTTCCGCTCCGGGTCCGGCATCAGCCCCTTGTCGGTGATCAGCAGCGGACCCCAGGTCTGGAATTCCTCCACGTTCTCGATCGCCACCACGTCGACCTTGCCGCCCGATCTCTGGATCCGCTCGATCCAGCCCGGGATGATCCACGCCAGATCGCGGATATTCCGCTGCACCGGCGCGCCGCCCTTGGCCTTGGAGAAGTGCTTGCAGTCGGGCGAAAACCACGCAAACCCGATATGGGCCCGGGCGAAATGGTCGAGCGGGTCGACCTGGTAGACGTTCTGGCACAGATGGATGCTGTCGGGATGGTTGACCGCATGCATCGCCACGGCCACCGGATCGTGGTTGATCGCGTAGTCCGGCGAGCGCCCGAGCGCCATCTCGATACCCGTCGAGGCCCCGCCGCCGCCCGCGAAACAGTCGATGATCAGCGGGCGGGTCATGCGCTTGCCTCTGGCCATTTGATGTCCCAGCTCACGTCATACTCGATAGTCCGCTGCCGTTGCTCCTCCCCCAACTCATTCCCGAAATGTTCCACGTTTGGCCTGCCGTAACACGTTGTTTCCGTTGCATCCGTCATTGGCGGGATGTCGAAGTGGTCGAGTGGCAAGTCGAGCCAGCGGATCAGAGCATGGACCTTGGCCACGCCCACCACATGGCCGCCGCAGGCCATGGAAACATCCTTGCCGGTGACGGCCACGAGCGCTGCCAGCGCGCGCACGCTCAGGTTCTCGGCCCGCCGCTTTTGCTCAAGCGCGGCGGCGAAAGCGCGCCGGTCAAAGCCCGCCAGTTTCGGATTATCCGACTGCATGTTCCTGCCCTCCATCATCCGTCAAATTCACGCCGTGGTCGGCAGGCGCCACGTCAAGCGCCGCCCACAGCCGCTGTCTGGTTTCCGCCCTGTGGAGCCGCCCGTTCCAGGCGCTGTCGAACGCCGCCGCCGTCACCTTCGCCGCCTTGCGCAGCCCGGCCCGGGCAGCCTTGATGTCGCGCGAGAGCCCGGTGTTGACCGCATGCAGGCAGCGCGCCTGCAGGAACAATCGCAGCATCAAGGGCGAGTACTCGGTTCTCACTCCGCCGCCTCCCGCGCCGTGCTGGCGGCCTTGATGTCGTCGCTGGCCGCCACGCGCAGCCGTCCGGTGCGGATCAGCGTGTCGATCGCAAGATCGAGATCGAACACGCCCGGCATGGCCCGGACCCAGGCTTGGCGCTCGTGGGTGATGAAGGGAGTGCCCGGCCGCGTGCCGCGCAACTGATAGGCCGAGGTGATGCAGCGCACGTTTTCCATCACCGACGGATTGAGGCCGTTGGCGAGTGCCGCGCTGTGGCACCGGGCGAGATCCGGCGCGATGATGTAGAGCGGCCGCTCGAAGGGTTTCAGGCGCACCATCACGCGTCCTCCCCTGTGTCTGGTGCATCATCGGCGAGCGTGTCGAGCACGGCGCGGCCGGCTGGTGTGATGGTGAGCGTCGCGCAGCGGCCGGCGCTGGCCTCGCGCGCCACCAGCCCCTGGCGGATCACCAGGTCGAGATGATTGCGCGCGGTCTTGTCGATCAGCGCCGCGGCGGCGCTCACCGTGGTCACCGAGGCAGGAAAGCCCGCGCCGGGCGCAAAGCCGCCGTTCAGGCGCAGCCGATCGAGCACTGCCAGCATCCGCACAGCCTTGTGGTCGACCTGCGGGGGTACCCGCGGCGAAGCCGGGCCTGCAGACGACGGCCCCCTGTGCCCGGCCGGGGCGTCTCCGAAGCCAGCGTGGTCAAACCCCATCCGCTCGAGCCGCACGCGCCCCAATGCCGTCACCAGGATGCTGCCCGGCGTGGCGCCCAGCGGCGCGCGCCGGTCGATCAGCCCGGCGTCCTCAAGCCCGCGCACACGGTGGCGCGTGGCGTCGAGGCTCATCGCCATGCCGATCGACAACTGGTGCATCGACACGGAGAAGCGGGTGTCGAGCCCTGCCCCGCACTCGAAGGCGAGGCCCGCCACCAAGGCAAGCGCCCGGTCGAGATCGACGGCATTGAGCGCGTGGAACCGGCTCACCCGCGGCTGCGCCTGGCGCCCCCCGGGGGCGCGGTCGCTCCCACCCGGCGCTGCAAGCGGCTTCGGCTCGCTGCGCCGGATCCGGGCCATATCCGCCTCGGTGATGCCGCAAACCTCGGTCATGTCGGCGGCCGGATAGCCCCGCTCCACCATCATCGCGAGTGCTGCCTTGGCCTCGGCTAGCGGCAAGAGTTTGAAATGTGGGCCGATGGCGCGCGGCGTGCCGAATGCGTCCTGCCCGACAGGGCGGACCATGCGCGGGCGCACGCCGAATGTGCAGGTGACGGCGGAATCCTCGATCATCGCATCTTCTCCGGTGGGGCGGGGCGCAGGGCGCCGGTCTGTTCGCGCACCAGGTCGAGCACCGAGGCCACGCGGCCCGGATGCACCGACACCGCCGCGCCGATCTCCTCATGGTCGAAGCCCGCCTGCCACAGGGCCACGATGGCCTCCTGCTTGATGGCGGGCGGAAACCCTGCCTTGGGCCTGCCGACATGCAGATGGATTGTCATGAGATCCTCCGTTCGCTGATCACCATGCCGCCGGAGGCGGCGAGCAGACTGGAACTTACTTGCGTGCTGGAGCCTTCCCCGTCTTGCGCGCCGGCGTTCGGCGCGGGCCCGATCCGCCCTCTCGGCCAGCTTCTCGCAATCCTCGAGCGACAGGCCGACGAGGTCGCCGGCGAGCCGGCGGTCGATGAAGGCCCATTCCAGCGCCGAGCGGTACTTGCGCGGCTCGAACCACTGGCCGATCACCCGCGCGCCCGGCGCCAGCCCCCGCACGCCCTCGACCGTGGTCACCACCGCCACCCAGGACGGCCGCACCTCGACGCCCAGCACGGCCGGGACGGCGCGGACGGGATGGTTGGTGACGATGGTGAGGCGGGGAGACTGGAGCGGGGTCATGGGTTGGCCTTCCGCCTGGCCGCGCGGCGCTTGGCCTCGCCAGGCGTCGCCAGCTCCATGTCCACCGCGCGCGTGTATTTGGCTTGCATGCCGGGGCGGAGCCAGATCGGAGGCCGGGGAGCCATGCCGGCGATCCAAACCAACCAGACATAATCCGTTGCGCTTGACGCGTGTGGGTCCCAAGCCCCTTCTATCAAGGCCACCCGTTCTGCGAAGTGAACGACAAAAGTCGGCGGGGTCAGGCGATAGATCAGTTCGAAACGCTCCTGACCAGACAGCCAGCTCGAGCGCACGAAGAACGCCACCCCCATCCGCGCGATCGCACGCGCGCGATCGAAGAAAGCCGTCGCTATGTTGAAGGGCGGATTGCAGAAGACCCAGTCCGGCTGCACCCGCCCATCCGCCAAAAGCGTCTCGACCGTCTCGAAGGTGAAATCCCGGATCGGCGGGTCGATGCCCCAGTCGTGAACATCGGAGAAGTCGACAGCACCGAAGACCTCACTGAGCGGCAGCAGCATATGGCCACCACCGGCGCACGGATCGAGCGCACGCAACTCCGAGAATGAAACCCCGTCCTCCCTGCGCGGAAGAACCTCGTGCAACAACGCCCGCGTCGCCCAAGGCGGCGTCGGAAAATAGTCGAGGCTGTCGGCCGGGTGCTGGCGATCGTTCATGACCTTGGCGAGACCGCTCATGTCGCACCGCTGGAAGATCCTCGGGACAGGCCCGAGGATGACGAGCCGAAAGATGGCGGCAAAAGAGCGAGCACCGAGGCCGGCACCTCCGCCCACCCCGCGTCATCCTCGGGCCTGCCCCGAGGATCTAACGCAGCCTGCCCACGACGAATGTCCACGCGACGAAACGGAATGCGACCCTCGACCGCGTCCCTTGCAAAGTGATTCTCCCAGCCGCTTGCAAGCATCCGCTCTATGGCTCTTCCCACCGGACCGAGGCGGCTAACGGTCTTGCCGCAGGATTGCGCCTTGAGCACCGTCTGCATCACGCGCCCTCCCCGCCGAATTTCAGCACCTGGCCGCCGCTGGCGCGGCCCTTGGCCAGCGCCATGTCAAGATTGGCCATGAGTTCGCGCAGCGGCGCGGTCTGGCGGGAGATCTTGTCGATCTCGGCGGGTGTCAGCCGGCCGTCGGCCAGCGCCTCGGCCACCGACACCGACAGCGCCCCCACCTGGCGCATCACCTCGGTGTTGCAGTGGAAGATCTCGCGCTCCAGGTCCGCGCACTTCGTCTCGCCGCCCTCCGGGCCGGCCAGCCGGTGGCCGTTGATCTCGGCCATGGCGGAGGTGACATAGGGCATGCCGCATTCCGCCTCGAGGATCAGCACCACATGCAGCGGCATCAGGTCGGGCGCGGTGCGGGTGTCCGCGAAGCGCCCCATCTGCGAGCCGCTGTAATTGGCGATAGACCCGGCGCGGTCGCCACCACCACAGCGCTGGACCAGATCCTTCTGCGCTGCCTTGATCCGGCAATGGGCTTCAGTGGAGATCGTTGCTGACATGGCCTGTCCTCTTGTCCGCCCGCCTCACGCGAGCACAAAGCTTTCCCGCTCCGGGAAATCCCGGTTGCGTTTCCCGTGGTGGGAAGTGGTCGAAACTGGTCAGATCATCGGGTCAGAAACGAAAGCCGATCCGATGATGAAGACATTCACCGCTGCAAGGCCAACGGAGCCGCCTCGTCTTGCATCCGTGCCCAGATACCGCAGCCCTGCACCGCAGCGGCGGATGCCAGAGGATCGCTTGCACACGGCGCGAACATCGGTTCAATTGCAACGTGGCGCGGCCACCGCGGACCAGGAGAAAACGGATGCCCATTCCCACCCCCGAGACCGAACTGGCGATGAAGGAAATCGAGGCAGGCCTGTTTCGTCAGGCGTTTGTGGAGCTTGCGCTTGCCTTCGCCCGGCGCGATCCCCGCGGCTTCGCCCTCGCCCGGCACGACGTCCATGCGGCCCTTGGCAGCGTCGATGTCAAGAAGATCACGCCGCGCCCGCGCATAACGGGCAGCCGAGTGGATATCGAGCTCGTTCAGGAGCAAGGCCTCAGGCGCGCATTCGAGGCCTACGAGGAGGCGGTGCGCGAGATCGTCAAACGCGGAGGCTGACGCCAGCTTTTCCGCATCCATCTCGTCAAGCCAGTCCTGCAGATAGGCCGGTGCGCTGCTTGCCGCCACATAGGCTCGCATGGCGCGCGCTGTCCGCAGCGCCCGCAGCGCCAGCCGCTTCCGCCGTGCCCGGTCGCGGTCCCGCCGGCTGTGACCGGTGGCAAAGGCGCACAGCGCATCGTCGATACGGCGGAGAAGTAAGCGGGCCATCTGGGTTCCTCCTTGAAATGCGGTTGCAGGGGGTCCGAAGGACCGCGCGAGACCCGTGGCTCGCGCCAGCGAACCTGCGAACTCCTGGGTATGGTGAGCCGCAGTCGAACGGCGGGATGGCCGCTTCCCCACCCTGCGGTGAACTGTGGTCCGAGCGCTCATTCGGCAGCCTCTGGAATTGTGTGTTCCGCCTCGGCCGGTGCGGAGCCTGGCCGCGCCACGCCCTCGGGCCATTCGGCGCCGTCGGGCCAATTATCGGACAGCCACTGCATGACGCGCTCAAAAGTGCCCGTGGCAATGTCGGAGCCAGTGCGGATGCGCTTCATCCGTCCGCCGCCATTAAGCAGACGGTCGGACAAGGTGCCCTCACCCACGCCTGTGGCGTCGACGAAGGCGTCGAAGGTGCGGATGAACTGTTCTCGCAGAGTGATCATGCGCGTAAATTGCGGAACTTATTCCGCATTGTCAACGGAAATATTTCAGAATGATTACCTGCGCAAATACGGCTAATATTCCGCACATGAAAAAGACCCTTCAGGACCGTGCCCGCGAGCGCCTTGCCGCACTCGGCCTTTCCCCCAGCGGAGCCAGCGAAAAAGCGGGGCTCAGCCGCGAGACACTGCCCAAGCTTCTCAAGAACCCGGACGCGATGCCGGGAGCAAGAACCCTTTCAAAGCTTGCGGGCGTCCTGGGCGTGACGGAGCAGTGGCTGCTTACAGGGACCGATGCGAAGGATGCCGTCCCGACACTGGAGGTGCGGCCCGCCACAGCGCCCGTTGCGCCCTCAAGGACAAGCATGCCGGCCGATATCGAAGTCTTGGGCACGGCGGCCGGCAGCTTGCTTTCTGGCGCGTTCCAGATTGAGGGCGTGATCGACTATGTGCGCCGCCCGCCGGCGCTCTCCGGCGCCCGAGACATCTACGCACTCTACATCGAGGGCTCGTCAATGGAGCCCCGGTATTTTCCGGGGGATCTCGTTTACGTCAATCCGCACAAGCCGCCACGCATCGGCGACGTTGTGATCGTGCAGGAGATCAATGGCGACCCACATGCAATAACCGCATCGATCGGAGTGCTGCGGCGAAGGGGCGGCGGCGCAATCGTGCTGTCGAAGCACAATCCACCCGATTCGGAGATATCCATTCCGCACGAGAGGGTTGCGGCAATCCACAAGGTGTTGACCGTCAACGAACTGTATGGCGTTTAGCCAGATTCAGGGCAAGCATCTGTCACAAGCTATTGCATGCTCCACAGCTCATCGGAACTAAGGCCTGAGGTCTCAACGATTTTCGCGGCGACCGACTCGCAGCTGATATTCGCAATCTCAGCTTGAGCATCCACGGTTTCACCCGCCAAATGGAGCGCCGCCGTCTCAAGTATTGCCGGATCCACGCCCTTGAATTCAGTCAGTTCCGGGCGGATTCGATACTCTGGGCATTTCTTCTCAAGAGCAACCAGATAACCCAGGAAGACGGCCATATTGATGCCTGCAGTCACTGCTGTCGTGTCACCTTCATCGGCGCTTGCCGCTGCAGCTTCATCTTTCCGTTGAGTTGACAAGCACTTCAGAAGTTCATCCCCTGCCTTCGTGCTGCCCCGCGCCGTCAACAAGTGCGGCTTATTGCTTATTCCGTCCTGCACCGCAATTTGCGACCGGGCCGACTTCATAGCGGCGGAGAAAGCCGCCGCGTCCTTGGCGGCGAGGTCGAACTGCACGCCGGCGATATTGGGTCCAAATGCACCCGTCACGCCTTCGGCACCGAAAAGCACTTCACCGTCAAATGCGAACTTCCCAGCCGGCTTCATCGCCTTGAGCGCAGGATCGTATTCCCAACCCGCGATAGCGCGCACGTCGAGCCCGTTCCCCGCAGTATCGCAAGTGATGAATATTCCGGATCGCATGCTCGTCGAGTAATCCACCTCGACCTTCTCACCGCCAGAAAAGGGATCGCTGGTTTTCTCGTAGGTCCACTGATCGAAGCCGGCATGTGCGGAGCCGCAACTCATAGCAAAAAGCGCAACAGCAACCCTTACATTCATGAAAGCACCCTCCTCGCAGACATCTAACGAGTAGGTTGCAACTATTCTGCCCCACGTCAATTCAGAAGCGAAGCAGGCCGTGCGATGGCGCCGACCTGCGGCAAGCGGAATTGTTTCCGCTTTTTCTGTTGACACGGAACATTTTCCGCATATCTTTGTCCGCGTCACCTCCCAGTGGCTTTGAACCTCCCCGCTTGCCGGGAGCGCGAATGCGCCCTGCTTCCTTCCGGAGACCGCCGATGATCCGTTTTCACCCAAGGGAACCACAGCTCCAGTCCGCACCAGCCGCCTCCTGCCGCGACGCCCTGACAGGGCGCATGGCCAGCGACATGCGCGAGATGGCCTTTTCCGGGCAGACGGTGAGCCCGGAAACCCTGATCCAGCGCGGATGGACCGCCGACACGGTCAAGCGCCTGTCGCCCGCCGCCATCACCCAGGCGCGGCGCGAGAGCGTGCGGAGGCTGTCATGATCCCCGCCACGATCACGATCATCGACGGCACGCGGCTGACCCAGGAGCGCGCTCGCGCCGCCCGCGGCACCGACGCCCCCGCGCTGGCGGCAGCGGCGGTCATCACCCTGTTCTGCATCGCGGCCGGCCTCGTCGCCATCTGCATGGGGTCGTGAGATGTTCATCTATCTCGATGATTTCGCCGACGAGATCGTGCCTTGCGATCCGGACCTCGATAGCTGGGCCAGGTGGCTGGCGCGCGGTGGGGACGAGGGCTGGCCCGTGGAAGTGCCCGCGGACGGGACGACCTTCAGCGCATCGACGCTCGAGCTGACCTGCTGGCGCGAATACACGCGCGGCGAGGACGGCGCATGGTCGCCCCCCGCTGGCGAACCCGAGCACGATTTCGCAGCGATCGTCGATGGCGAGGGCTGCGAGAACTGGTTTGTCGAGGACATTCTTTCGGGAACACGGGTTTCCGAAGGCATCCACGACTGGATGCAGAATGAAAGCGATCCTGACGGGGGCTATGACAGCGTCTGGGTGGTTTTCGGCAACCACAACAAAACCCCGCTGGTGGCAACCTACCACGCCGACGGCCCGCGCCTGACGCTGGCCGAGAAGGCCGCAGAAGGCGGTGCGTCATGACCGCCATCCTCCGCCTTGCTCCCGAGCCCGTCTGGTCGTTCCGTCCGGATGGCTCGGTGCGCGATCTCGCAGCACCCGATCCTGCCGAAATCGATTTCTACGCCATGGCAAACGCCCTGTCGAAGATCGCCCGCTTCAACGGGTCCAACCCCGGCGTGGCCTATTCGGTGGCGCAGCACTCGGTGATGGGCGCAGACGCGATTCTCAACGAGACCGGCGACGCGAGGCTGGCGGCGCTGTTCCTGCTCCATGACGGCGAGGAGCATCTTGTCGGCGACAAGCCGACGCCGGCGCAGCGGCTGCTCAACGCGACTATCAGCGCCTCAACCCACACCGCAAGACGGTCTGCCCCTAAATTCATGACGATTACGCGGCAGCAGGCGGAGGAAGCCGGGGCTTTGGCGCACTTCTCATGGGACGCCATCAAATTTGCCTGGCGCGAAGCCGGATGGTTGGCCGCCGGCCTGATCCTGCCCAACGCCTTCGAGCAGGATCATCTCAACGACTTCGACCGCCGCATGTGCAACGCCGAGATGGTGGCTCTGTTCGGCCCGTCCGCCCGGGCGCAGGCCATTCCCGTCGCCCACAAGCGCCCGCTCCGCCTCAAGGGCGGCATCAAGCCCTGGGCGGCGATGAAGGCCGAGGAGCGCTTCGTCGAGGCCGCCCAGCGGCTGATCGGCGAGGAGCGGATGCTCGAGCAACGCGCCCTTCACGCCGCCCACGTCGCCCTCACCTCCTGAAAGGACACACCATGCACAGGCCCAACGGTCTCCGCCTCATTCTGTCGCTCGGCTCCGCTCTCGCTCGGCTGGCCGCGGTCGTGCCACTCGGGGCTCCGCTCCACAGCGCCGGCGAGAAGAAGCTCGAGCGCAAGTACGCCCGCCATACCCACAGGCCCAGGGGGCTGGGCTCGATCAAATACGGCGCCAAGCGCGCGCGCCCGCGCGGCGCGACCAGCACGCTCGCCAAGACCCGGCGGCTGCTTGCGAAGCAGCACGCGGAGGGCCGGCTTTGAGGATTGAGGACATCAGCAAGGCTGTGCCGTTTTCCGAGCGCCGCGCCGCGCTGAACACCATGCGGCGGCGCATCGTCGAGGAGCCGCTGCGCCTGGTGCTCGGCAAGGGCTCCGGAGAGATCGAGGTGGTGCTCTCCGACCAGGCCATGGCCCGCATCAAGCGCGAGGCAGCGAACCACCTTGGCGAGGCCATCACCGAGATCGACGCAAGCCTCGCCGCACTCGGCGTCGAGCTTTAACCCCGAAAGGAAATCCCCATGCAGATCCGTGACGCCAGCATCCTGATCGGTGCGCTCGAAGGCGGCGAACTGAACCAGTCCTTCTCCGCCGAGATGGCCAAGGTGCTCCAGGAGCTCCACACGCTTTCGACCGAGGACGTGAAGAAATCGCACAAGGGCGAGGTGAGCCTCACCATTTCGCTCGCCGCCGAAAACGGCACCGTGCAGATCTCGGCCGACATCAAGTCGAAGACGCCCAAGCGCCCGCGCGCCCGCACCTTCTACTGGATCACCGAACAGGGTGCGCTGTCGACCGAGCACCCCCAGCAGACCGACATGTTCTCCGGCCCGCGCGACACCAAGGCGCGGACGGCGGAGCCTGCCGTTTAACCCCTCCCACTCCCGGAAAGGACCATGACCATGGCCAAGACTGACATACCCATGCTCGAACCGGTCGCGATCGCCGACAGCATCGAGCAGATCGCCAAGCTGGCGCGCGAAGCCGCCGGCATCGACATCGTCACTCTCAACCTCGCGGTCAAGGGCTTGCCCGAGCGCGTGCCGATCGCCAGGCTGCACGGCGAGAGCCCGGAATTCGACAGCCTCAAGCAGCTGGCGGAGGAATGGCGGCTGTTCCCCGAGCGCAAGACCGGCACGGCGATCGTCGACACGCTCACCTCCTTCATCGACCTCACCAGCCGCCACGCCACCGAAGACAGCGTGATCTTCGCCGGCACCGACTGGAAAGCGCCGTCGCTCACCGCCGTGATCGATTATCACTGCCTCAATTCCGGCGAAGGCTACGCCGGCAATCTCGGCCACCGCATCCACTACCCGTTTCCGCTGTCCGAACAGTGGAAGATCTGGGTGGGGATGAACGGCAAGCCGATGGACCAGGGCGATTTCGCCGCCTTCATCGAGGACAACATTGCCGACCTCTCCTCGCCCGAGGCGCTGGAGGTGACCGATTACGAGGCCAAGTTCGCCACCACCATCGCCACGCCTTCGGCGCTGGTGACGCTGTCGCGCGGCCTTGCCGTGCATGTCTCTTCCAAGGCCAAATCGGCCGTCACGCTGCAGTCCGGCGAGGGCGAGATCGTCTGGGACGAGGTGCACCAGGGCGCCGACGGCAACAGGCTCAAGGTGCCGGGCCTGTTCATGCTGCAGATTCCGCTGTTCCACATGGGCGAGACGCAGCGGGTGCCGGTGCGGCTGCGCTACCGCATGCGCGATGGCGCCGTCGTCTGGTTCTATCAGATCTGGCGGCCGGACGTGGCGGTGACCGAGAGGGTGACCGAGGACTTCGAGACCGCCGTCGAGAAGACCAGGCTGCCCGGCTACATCGGCAAGCCCGAAGCCACCCGCTGAACCGGCCCCTGCCCGGCGCGATCTCCCAAGCCGCGCCGGGCGACCCCTGATTTGAGAGGAAACTACCCATGGACGACAAAGGCAGACTCCACATCACTAACGCGGAAGGCAAAGAGACTTTCGTGGGCAATTCCTACGAGGAAACCGGCCTGCGCGAGCACGGCAACCGGCACGAGCGCCGCAAGGCGAAAGCCATGCAGAAGGAGAACCTTCGTCTAGCAGCGCGAGGAGACCAATCGCGTGGATAAGTTTGCCGAGCAGGTCATCCTTTCGAAGACCCTGCCAGAGATCGCGAAAACCATCGAGAAGATGATTGCCGATGCCGGCCTGCCGCGACAGCCATGGAGCCTCTACACGTGGGGCGGGCAGCGCTGCCAATACATATCGAACACCGCTCGAGAAGATGCCCGCAAGGCCATGCGAGAGACCCTGGACAGATGGGACGAGCAACAAGACCCACCTCCGCACGAGTTCACTTGAGACAGGAGATCCGAAATGCCGATAAACAAACAGGACCCAGACCTCCCCTGCCCCAGCGCGTACCCGTGGAAGACGTGGCGCGCTGACAGTGGACGCGATGATCAGCGGAACATCATCTGCGAGGACGTCGATTGCGTGATCGCCACCAACGTTCCCGAGGCCCAGGCACGCAACATCGTAACCAATCACAACGGCTACCCAGAATGACCGCCCCCTTCACCCTCACCGCGCCGCGCGAGGCGCTGCTGGCTGCGGTACAGACGGCGTTCGGCGCCGTCGAGCGGCGCAACACGATTCCGGTGCTGGCCAACCTGCTGCTGGAGTCGTGCGAGACGGGCCTCACCGTGTCCGGCACCAATCTCGACGTGATGACCACGGTGGCGACCGGCCTCGGCTGCCAGCCGAAGGCGCATGCCGGCATCACCGTTCCGGCAGCGCTGACCCACGACATCCTGCGCAAGATCCCGCAGGGCTGCGAGGTGACGCTGGCCGAGGGCAAGAACGGCCAGATGACGCTCACGGCCGGCCGCTCGCGCTTCCAGCTTTCCACCCTGCCCGCTGCCGACTGGCCGAAGCTCGAGGACAAGTCCGGCGCGCTCGAGACCCGGTTCTCCCTCACCGCCGCCCGCTTCGCCGCGATGCTGGCCGGCGTCGATTTCGCCATCTCCACCGAGGAGACGCGGTACTATCTCAACGGCGTCTACATGCACGAGCTGGGCGGCAGCCTGATCACGGTGGCGACCGACGGCCACCGCCTGGCGCGCGCCGTGCTGGCGGGCGTGGCGGATGCCGAGGGCATGCCCGGCGTGATCATCCCCGCCAGGACCGTGGATCTCGTCTCCAAGGCGCTGGCGGCGGCGCCGAAGGACGCGGTGCTTGACATCGCGGTGAGCGAGAACCGGGTGACCTTCGAGACCGGTGCGGTCCGCATCGCCTCCAAGCTGATCGACGGCACCTTTCCCGATTACCCAAGGGTCATCCCCGAGGGCGGCGCCAACCGCTGGCGCTTCGATGTGGCGGCGCTCGGCGAAGCCGTTGACCGCGTCTCCACCATCTCGTCCGAGCGCGGCCGCGCGGTGAAGATGGGCTGGGGCCGCGACACGCTCGACCTGACGGTCGTCAACCCGGACGCCGGCGACGGCCGCGAGGACATGAGCGTCGAGGCCGAAGACGGCGAGGACGTGGAGATCGGCTTCAATGCCAAGTACCTGGCCCAGATGCTGGCCCACATGACCGGCCGCGCCACCGTGACCATGGCTGGCCCCGGCGCCCCCGCCCGCTTCGCGCCCGTGCACCAGGAGCACGAGGCGATCGAGATGACCTTTGTCCTGATGCCGATGAGGGTGTGACCATGACCCCGCTCTTGACACCGGCGAAGGCAGCGGCCTTTCTTTCGATATCGGTCGACACGCTCGCCGCGATCGTGGCGCGCGGAGATCTGCCCTACGTCGAGGTCGGCGCCGGCGACAGGCGGCCGCGCCGGCGGTTCGACCCGGCAGACCTTGAGGCCTATGTGGGAGAGCGCAAATGTCGATCTGGAAACGCCCGGGGCAAGACACATGGTCCTACGACTTCACGGTCCGGGGTCACAGATATTCAGGAAATACTGGCGCAACGACGCGCCGCGAGGCGGAACGCACCGAAGCCCGGCTCAAGGACGAAGCCCGCACCGAAGCGCGGAAGCGCGCCGGACAGCCAGCGCAAGGCCTGACGCTGGGCGCGGCCATCTCGCGCTACTGGCTCGAGGTGGGCGAGCACCACACGAACTCCGATTCCACCCTTTACGATCTCGCGTGGCTCGAGCGGCATTTCGGCAAGACCCGGCTACTGGCATCGGTGACTGACCAGGACGTGGCCGCCATGGTGGCCGCCCGTCGGGGCGACGGCATCTCGCCGGCCACGGTCAACCGCACCGCCACCGCCCGGCTGCGCGCCGTCATCACCCGCGCCCGCGACGTGTGGAAGGTGGAGGCGCCGCACATCACCTGGAAGAACCACATGCTGCGCGAGCGGCAGGAGGTGATGCGCGAGTTGTCCGCCGAAGAGGAGGCTGCTCTGTTTGCCCACCTCGCGCCCGGCTATGCCGAGCTCTGCCGCTTCTCGATGCTGTCGGGCTGTCGCTTGGCCGAATGCCTGGATCTCGAATGGCGGCTGATCGACTGGCATGGCGAGTATATCGTCATCACCGGCAAGGGCGAGAAGACCCGGCACGTCCCGCTGTCGTCGGCGCTGCGCGCCATGCTCTGGCCGCTGCCTCGCGCTCACGCGCGAGTCTTTACTCACCGGATCCGCCGCGGTTCGATCCACCACAAGCGCGGTGACATCGCCCCGGTGGAGGAGGAAGCGCTCAACAGCCACTTCGCGCGGGTGTGCAAGAAGGCCGGTGTGGTGAACTTCCGGTTTCACGATCTGCGCCACACCTTCGCCACCCGGTTCCTGCGCGCCACCGGCGATATGCGCGCCCTGCAGATCATCCTGGGCCACTCAAGCATCGAGACAACGATGCGCTACGCCCACGTCACAGCAGCCGATGCCAAGCGCCGGATGGATGCCATGGGCGCGGCCGAAATGCCCACGCGAAAGCCCACCGACGGCGAGGCCGGGCTGGCTAAACACAAATGA